AGAATAATGATGTACTTTTGCAACCGAAATCAAGCATTAAGAGTTGCCCAGTTGCGGCACACCAACCGAGTTTCGCATAGAGATAACCACGGTGGTAAAAGAATGTGTAAGTGTTTAACAACTTAAAATAATTATCTTTATTATTCCAATACGATTTGTTTTATTAGTTAAACACCTGATTTATAGATAGTTATATATTTCTTTGTTTTTGATGAGTAACAAAATAGCAACAATTAAGTGTTAATCTTTGCAAAGTAACTAACTTGCCCACAACAAAGATAAGAATTAAATCTTATTCACAACTAGTTTTCAAAAAGACTTTAACTTAGATTAACATTGTATCATTTCGTATATCTAATGTATATCTATTTCCCTAAAAAATCAATTTCTATTACATTCAACACTTTTTAGCATTTGGCGGTTCTAAAAATTGTTTCTATCTTTGCATCGTCAATGTTACGGTTGACAGACTAAAGTAGTCCTCCTTTCAAGGCGTAAGCCTACAAGATATGAACCTCTGAGTCGTTGTCCGTAACCAACACTCGGGGGTTCTTTTTTTAGTCCCCTGAGTTTGAGACAAGACAAGATGGAAGACTATGGGCTAGATACCTTCCGATTCATCAAGTCTATAAATTGCAAGGAAGACCGCATGGCAAATCGTAGGAACTTATAGCAGAAGACGAGCGGAGGGGAATCTACTCCTTATGCTGCTTAGGTTAACTGATGTAGAATTATCAAGTGACCAGATGATGGGGGTTGACGGAACTCATCCATGACATCTTGGGTTTTCCAATTCGCTCACATACGTGTGCGTTAAGGGGAACCTAGAATCCAAAGGAATCAAAAATCTATCCATTTTAATTTTCAATAATTATATTTGGGCAATTAAGTGATTGGTAAACAAATGTCGAACTAAAAATTATAAAATATGGCAGTTGTAAATGTAGATTTATCTGAGTACGATGCAATACGCAAGCGCAACTCAGAGTTGGAAGAGCAAGTAAAGGAACTCAAGAAATTGAATGAATCCTTGAAGCAGGGTGCAAAGGTGATTCTTCGCAAGGAGACCACTTTGCTTTTTAATAAACATCGCGCAATGTGGGATTACGATGATGGGGATGACGAGCCTCAAAGAAGAACCATCGAATCATCCGAGTCTTATATTAACTTCGAGGACGTTCGCTTGAAGGTTGAACAGGCTATGCAAGATGAGGTTAATCGCAGCATCCACGACAGAAATATGGAAAAACAAGCCTATGCCGACAGGAAGAATAAGCTTGACAACGAGTACAACGGAAGGAAAGCTGACCTCAAGAAGGTGTACGAAAAGATGGCAAAGGACTTGGAAGAGGATTATAGTCGGAAAGAGATTGAATTGCGTAACAAGTATTCTGCTATGGTTACCAATTTCGAATCAGAAAAACTTCGCATTCTTAATCTGCTCCCTAATATACGGAAATTGGCAGAAGAGTTGCATGATGATTTGAACAAGCGATTTTTCAAACCTAAGCATACTATCGAGTTGGCTAATTCTATCATCAATACAACGATAAAGAAGTGATAGGCTTATGGAACTTGATATGTTGATTAGAGACGCCCTGAGTGATGCCCAGTGGTTAATTGCGAAGGGTGGGACGGATAGGGCAGAAGTCCTGAATCGTGTGATGGGTAAGATTGATAATGTGCTGAAGGAACTGGATGGGGTTGAACTCATTGACCTCAACAAGGTATGGCATCAGGCGAAAGATGTTATGCCACCCCGAATTTATGGCGGCAATCATGCAGACTTGCTGTGTGTGCATCAGTTCAAGCCTACCTCTCATCCTATCCTTACTCATGAAGAGTACTGCCCTGAGGAGGAAGCGTATCTAAAAGCTAGTCCGAATGACTGGTGGTGTAGAACTGGTGATTTGTTGAAGAAGGAACATCGTGAACTTTATTGGAGATAGATATATTAAATTAAATTTTTAGATTATGAGTGAATTATATTGGTTAGGTGTTTTAGGCAACCTGCATGATTGTGGTGAAGTTGCCTTTATTTTATCTATTATAGTGATATTTGGTTTAGTTTTGTGGACATTTATGTTCGGTTCTGAATATGATGAACCTTTTAAAAAGATAAAAAGAACGTTTAAGTGTTCTATATATGCTTTGGTTTTTGGTGCAACTATTTTGGTATTCATCCCTTCCACAAAGAGTCTGCTTATCGTTTATGGAGTAGGTGGCACTATTGATTATCTCAAAGAAAACAAGGATGCTAATAAGATTCCTGATAAGTGCATTAAGGCTCTTGACAAGTATCTTGATGATGCGTTGAAGGAAGATAAAGACAAAGAGTAATTATGGTATCAGAATCAGCTAGATATTATCAGACTCACACAGCAGCTAGGGCACGGAAGGCTGCCTACGATACTAAGTTCGAGTCTTCCCCTGCCCAGAAGGCTAAGCGTAGGGAATTGGCTCGTCATAACGCTGCCCACGATAAGAAGTATGGGGCAGCTTCACGTAAGGGTATGGATGCTAGCCATACACGTTCAGGAATTAGGTATAAGCCATCATCGGTGAATCGTGGTTCCAAGACGGATATGGCTGGGGATAGAAGGGCTAGAGGCGGTCGCTGATAGTGAATAAAAGAATAGGGAGTGCTCACGCATTCCCTATTTTATTATCCTAACAATCTTAAAACCTATAAACTAAAAAACCTATGAAAAAAACAATCGTTCTTCTTAATTATGATAAATTTAATTTAACCTTCTTCTTCTGACATCTGTCTCAACTTCTCGGTGAGTGCATTGTGAACCTCACGCTTATCTTCAAGAGTGACGGACTGTAGCTTAGGGCAATTAAACTCCAGTATCTTGATAAATGTTGCTACCTTATCTTTAGGCTCGCACTTATACCAAGCAGACATGAAGTCTTCCCAAGCTTCTCTAGAAAAGTCGGCACACAGCTCACGAAACTCCTTTGTGATAGGAGACTCGTACCCTTTCTGCTTTCCTCCAGTCTTCGGTCTTCCCTTCTCGAACTGACCTTTTGAATTTCTGTCTGCTGCCATTGTCTTAACTATTTTGGTGCAAAGATAGCAATTATTCGTCAAACGGAAACTTTATCCGTTAACTTACCTACCCAAATAAACGGATAAAATACGATTCTCGGATGCTATTTGTATCTTTGCCACATTATTAATAATTAAAATACATATATATGTTAGGAGCATTAATTGGGGCAGGTCTTGGACTTGCAAGTAGTATCGCTGGCGGTATAGCTAACCGCAAGGCGAGACGTAAGCAGGAGCAGATGATTGCCCAGCAACAGAAAGAAAATCAGGCGTGGTATGACCGAACATACAATGCCGACCCAACCAAGCGTGCTGATACGGTTCGCTTGCTCACTCAGATGCAGGAGCAGATTAAGAACAGAAACAAGGCTGCCAAGGGTAGACAAGCGGTGATGGGTGGTACTGAGGATTCAACAACCGCTGTGAAGGAGGCGAACAACAAGACTCTTGCTGATACTACCTCACAGATTGTGGCTGCAAATGATGCCCGAAAGGATAACATCGAGCAGCAGTATAGAGAACGAAAAAATCAGTTGAATAATCAGCAGATGGGTATTGAAGCTGAGAAGGCTGCTGATACCGCCAATGCCGTTGCTGGTGTGGCTGGTACGGCTGCCAATATTGCTGCAACTATTGATAGTGGTGCAGGTGGAGCAAAGAAGGCTCCGAACATGAATGTGACTCAGCAGCAGCTAAATGGTATTGCCAAGAATCCGAATGATGTTCTTGGCTTGAAAGCGAAGACTACTGGGCTGCCATCGCAAGGCGAACTGAATAGCCTTGGAGTGAAATTGCAAGAACAGAAAGTTAAAGCATAGCCTATGAAAGCATCAGATATGTTACGACACAATAATGGCTTGAAGACAACACAGCGTGTTCTCAACAAGCAGCAGAGTGGGGTGGATGCCGCCAACAAGGTGGCACAGACTCAGGCTCCAGTCTTCACCCAGCAGCAACTTGATGCGGCTGGCAAGAAGGTTGACCAGATGAATGCTGCCACTCCTCAGAATGAAACACCTACGATGAAGGCGGCTAGAGAGAAGACTATCGCTACTCAACAAGCCATCGCCAATGGTGTAGATGTGAATCAGGGTGCGCCAAGTGATGAGGAGGATAAACCATCTGTACCTATCGTGAAGAAGGAGGAGTCGAAACCTCAGCCTAAGCAGCTATCTTATGCTGATATGTATAAGATGCTGAATCCTGAACTGAATGAGACTGCTGAGCAGAGGGCGAACAGAGAGAAGAAGGAGCGGACAAAGGCTCGTATCGCTGCTCTTGGTGATGGTCTCCGTGCGCTATCCAATATCTACTTCGCTACCAAAGGTGCAAAGGTGGTACACAATCCTGAGTCGGATATGACTAAGGCGGTGAATAAACGCAAGGCATATATGGATGCTCAGAGAGAGAAGAATCGGGCATCATGGCTGGCTGGGTATCAGAGGGCACTCGCTCTTGATGAGGAAGCTCGGAAGAATAACCTGACTCTAGCTGAGCAGATGAGGTATCACGATATGCAGAACGAAATCAACAATGTGAAGAATGACCAAGGGCAGCAGAGAATTGACCAAGGAAACAGAAGACTTGACCTTAGTGAGTTGAAATATACCAATGATGCAGAGTATAAAGATAATCAGTTGAAGATTAAGAAGATGCTTGCTGCTGGTCAGATTAGTCATTGGGCTGCTCAGGATGCACTAGCTAGACTACGAGAAGGACGTATTGCAAATAAGGCTCAGAAATCTTCGGGCGGTAACAAAACTACTGCTGGATATTGGTATGAGTATTACGACATGATGGACACTCCTGAGGGGCAGAAGAAGATTAATGAACTTAAAAGAAAGTTGAGAATCAAGAATGTTACTCAGACTAATGTGAGATACATCATGGATAGATTGAAAGGAAGAAGTAGTTCTGCTGGAGGTGGTAAATCATCTGGTGGCGGCAAGCATACAACACATAAGGCTGGCGGTTCTTCGGCTGGTGGCAAGAAGAAGACTGGCGTAAAGTGGTAACAGAATTGGTAACAAGAATTTGGTAACAAACAAATATATATATCATGGCAGAAAGACCATTATACACTTTATACAAGAATCTGAAAGCACAGAACTATGATGTGCCTGATGATTACAATAAGTTTGAGAGTGCTCTGACAAGAGACGGAAAGGGTGGTGCGGATAACAGACACGCTATCTATGAGAACTTGAAGGCTCAGAACTTTGATGTTCCATCTACTTATGAGCGTTTCTACTCTGCACTCTTTGAACCTCGTAGTAAGACTTCATCAAGGGCGAAGGGCGGTAGTGTTCCTATGAGTGCTGCTGACCGTGCTCGTTTCTCGGCTGGGGCAGCAGCTATCTCGGCTAGTGCTCAGCACACGATGAATAATGCTGGCAGATACAACAGACTGAAACAACGCAAGCAGAAACAGCAGAAGGATTTCGGTCGTGTGAACTTGGGTACACATCAGACTCCCTTCGGTGGTGATGCTAACAATGTGGTGAAGGATGATTTCGCTTACAATCCTGAGACTGGCAAGGCTGGGGCATACGTTACCTCGGATAATGAGAATGTTTATTCTCTCCCTGAAGCTGAGCAGAGTCAAGCACAGGATGTTGCTTATCAGAATGCGGTAGATACAGGTGAGATACCATCTGTTTTAGATGTGCGTGACCAAAATGGTAACTATGACTTGCAGGAGAACATCGGCAAGAATGGAACCTACCTTACTGAGGAAGGTGCTCAAAAGCAGTTTGATAAGAAACTGGCTGATGCCTATGCCCGAAAGAAGGAGATTGAAGCTCTTATTGCTGAGGATAATCGTCAACACGGAAATCCTTTGCTCTCTTATAGTGCAAGTATCGGTGCAGGTAACGGAAGAACTGCTCAGCAGAGTGACTATAGAAATAAGTTGGTTACCTCTCTTTCTCTGGTTACTGAGCAGATAGGTGCGCTGGAAGCGGTAAAACAATACCCTACAAGTAGCTGGGGTGAGGATGCTTTGAAGGCTCTTGACAATACTGCCTTTACTGCCAAGACATGGGATTTCGGTCTTACTGACTTCGCTACCATGGGGCAGATGGAACGTATCAAGACAAAGATGGATAACAACATTCCTCTCTCTGGTTCTGATAAGATGCTCCTGAAGAGTAAACTGGGTGCGGATGCTGCTGCGGCTCTCGAAGATGAGAAGATGGGTAATATCTATCGCTGGACGAAGATTGCAGGGCAGAGTCTCCCATTTATGGCTGACTTCTTCCTGACTGGCGGCTATGGTGGCATTACCAAGGGCATAAGTCGAGGAGCGTTGAAGTTTGCAGCTAAGCGTGGCATGGGCAAGGTGAGTGCTGCCATCTTGAAGAATACTGGTATTGTGGCTGGCGATGTAATCGGCTCGTATGCGATGGCAGGAACTGAGCAAGCGTTGAAGACTGGCTCTGACATCATGAAACGACATCTTGGTAATCTGTATCAGGATGAGAAGGGCGATTATAAGTTCGGTACATTCGATGAGAACGGAAATCTCCTGCATGAGGGTGGCGAGTCTATGGGTACTGCTCTCTATAAGGGGCTGACCTCTGCCATGGTGGAGAACTACACAGAGAAGTTGTTTGGTCATAACTATGGTATTAAGAGGGGTGCTATCAACTTCATGGAGAAACATGGTATGAATGCTTCTGCTGAGTTCTTCAAGAATATCGGCAAGAGTGGCTGGTACACCAATTCCAAGAAGTGGATGGAGAAGTTCGGTATCAATGGTTTCGCTGAGGAAGTGATGGAGGAGGAAATTGGTATTCCTCTTCATGCCCTGCTGGATGGTGAAGGTAAGGTGAGCGACCTTCTTGATGCTAGACAACAACTCGACATCATCGGTGGTATGGCTATCTCTGTTGGTTCTATGTATGCTATGGGTGCTGGCTCCCGACCAGTAAAAGGTATCTACAATCGTGCTCAGTACTACCGATTCCGCAACAAGGTGAACGTGGCTGATAGTGATGCACAGAACCTTATGGGCGATAAATGGGCAGACATCAAGGATAAGATAGACAACGCAACCAACGAACAGATGGGTGGTGTGCTGGCTGATATTCTCAGACAGAGAGATACCATGACCAAGGAGCAGATTAATGCTGCTGTCAACTATGGTGTGAACCTGATGAAGATGCGTGGCTACAATATTGCCAAGACTGCTGAAATGAATGCCAAGGAGATTACCAATGAGCCTACAACTCCTGAGGAGCAGCATCAAACTGATATTGATAATGCTTATTCTGAGGGACATGATGCCGATGATGCAGATAAGCATGATATGCAGATTCAGCAGGAAGACCAGATGAAGACTCTTGCAGCAGCGTTGGGTATCTCTGAGCAGCAGCTATCTGCCATGAGTGATGAGGAACTGGAATCCCTGACTGGACAGGATGATAAACTTGACCAAGCTATCTATGACTACCAGTTGTCTTCTGCCCGATACCAAGGTGTTGTTGATGATGCACAAGACAAGGTTGACCTTGCTGCTCATCAGGCAGAACAGAGAGTTGATATGTATACAGACCAAAGTCGTGGCTCTGTCCGTAATGCTACTATCAAAGCATCAGGTGGCTTGGAAGACTATGGTGTGTATATTATCAGTGGTAATATTGCTACTCATGATGATGGCTCTATTGATGTAAGCAATAGCGATGATATGATTCTATACTATGACCCGACAACCAATAGCGTTGAACATGCAGATGCGTTGATGTTCGCTGAACTGGGTGAAGAACTCCCTGCTGATGATGTGAAGGCTCAGGCGGTAGCTGATGCTAAAGAGAATGTTATCAAGGAAGTGGCTGGCATCATTGATGGAACCGTTGAAGTTGGCTCCCAGTTCAATGTGACTGGTGCTGATGGTATGGAACATACCTATGAGGTTCTTGCTGACTATGGCGATGGTACTGCTGCTATCTCTATTGATGGTAACGTGGTGGAGAATCCTTATTCGTTTGAAGACTTGCAGAACTTGAAAGACTTGGAAGACCAGAAGAGACTGGAAGCTGCCAAGGCTGAGCGTGAGCAGATGGAGAAGGAACGTGCTGAGCAGCAGAATCAGCAGACTGAACAGACAGAAGAGACTCAGCCTTCATTTGATTTCAATCAGATTCTCAATGATGATGGAAACGTTGTGCTCGTTGATGTGCTTGATAAGGATGGCAACACGAAATATCCTGACTCTAGATTGTTCCTTATTCGTGATACAGGTGCTAAAGCAAAGGTAGTTGAGTTGAAGAGTGATGGCTCTCTCGTTCCTCATGCTGTGAGTAAGAAGAATGTGAGCATAATTACTTCTATGTCGCTTGATGAGTACAAGCAGGCTATGGCTGCCTCAATGATAGAGGATAATAGTGGAGAGAATAGAGGTGAGATAGAGGTGGAAACTCCGACAATAGAGGGCGAGACTGCTGCTCCTGCTGAGGAGACTGCTGCTCCTGAATCTACTGAGACTCCTGCAACTGAACAGACTCCTGCTGCTCCTGCCATTACCCTTGAAGATGGAACCATCGTGCCTATGCTGGAGGATGGCAATCCTGACTTCTCGAAGCTGACTGCCGAACAGACTGCTGAGTTGTATGACTCCCAGTTTGGTGAGGATGCAGATAGTATCGTATCTGGATATGTGTCTGATGCAAAGAAGGCACTTGACAAGGCTAGCAATATGACCGTGAAGGGTAAGACTTTCGTGGAACAGAAGGCTGCCAAGGATACAAAGGAGAAGGCTATTGCTGATGCTCAGGCGGCTTATGACTCTGCTATCGCTATCCGTGATGCCTATAATGAGCGACAACTTGCCAAGGTGGAAGATACTGCTGATGGCAGAAAGGAACTCATTGAGAAGGCAAGAAGAAAGTTCGCTCGCTTGAAGAGTGCGGTGAAGGATGATGCTGAGGCTGTGGCTCAAATCTATAAGGAAACGGTTGGAACTCTGCTGCATCGTCTGTATGATGGTACTGGCATTGACGTGACAGATACGATTCCGCTTACTGCTGAGGAGTATGTGGCTAGCAACCTCGGTGCTCACTCTCTCAACTATGAGGGTACAGAGACAAGTAAGGGAGTTAAGCAGGAGACTGGATTGAACAGAGAAGACTTTGCCAAGACTCAGTTGCTCGCTGCTGATGGCAAGGGAACAACCATTGATGCGCTCGTTCACAGCTTGTGGGAGAATCGTCCATCCAACCTTGAATCACTCGACACTCAGGATATTCGTGCTGCACTTCTTGATATTATCAATAGCGGTTTTAAGGCATCGGAAGCAAGGAATTTTGTTGAAAATATTCGCATTGCTCAGGCTGAGAACATACTTGAAGAGCAGAAACGTGCTCAGGAGAATGCAGCCTATGCTGAGCAGCAAAAGGCTGAGCAAGAGGCTGAGTTGAAGGCGATGTCGGATGAAAAGGCTGAGTCAGAGGCGAAGTCAGAGGCGATGTTGGATAATGAAACGGATAATGAATCTAATGATTTATCTAATGAAACGGATAATGAGCAGACAAATGACAATATAAATGATAATATAAATGTTCCTGAGGATGCTACTGATGAGAATCCTTTAGGCGCACAGCGTGATGAATCAGACCTTCCTTTCTCTGCTAAGGAGAATGGCAAGCAGCAGACAACTGCCGAGCGTGCTGCTAATGTAGAGAAGAATAAGGTGGATGATATGAAGGTCGTTGACAATATCGTTGGGCAGAAGACTCGCAAGGCTTTCGAGAGACTGGCTAAGATGATGGGTGCTAACATTCAATGGCAGTACTCTGATAAGTTGGGCAACGGCTGGATTCAGGAGACTACGGATGCTGATGGCAACGTGCATCGTACCATCTTCATTACTCTTGACTCGTCCATCACGGAAGGTGCTCAGTTTATTTTTGGTCACGAAATGACCCACCAAATCAAGAACCTGAACCCTGCTGCATACAATGAGTTGACTCAGCTTGTGCTTGATACCTATGGCTCTGATGCCTTCGACAAGGCGGTAGATGAGACCATGCAGCGATATTCTGATGCTGGATTCGCTGGACGTTCAAGAGATTACTATGCTGAGGAGGTTGTTGCTGATTCGGTAGGTGAAATGATTCGTGACTTGAACCTTGCTCACACTCTCGCTATGAAGATGTCTCATCCTCTGCTCGCTGCTATCCATGAGATATTGCAGAAGATTAAGTTGGCATTCTTTGGTACTGAGTATAGTGATGTGACCAAGAACATCATCCGTTCTATCGAACAAGCCTACGTGAAGACTGCCAATGGTGAGGTAACAAACTCTGAGACTGGCGAAGATGTTTCCTTCTCTCTCCGTCAAAAGCCTGAGCCTAAGAAGAAGGGTGTCGGCTACAAGGTATTCGTGCTAAAGGATGGCAAACTCTATCCACCAATGGTAGCGAACCCTGATGGTGCTGCTACTCCAGTTGGTGTGTGGCTCGATGCTGATGCTGCTCCTATCGCTGGAGAAAGCAAGACTGGCAGACCTCAGGTTAAGCAGGGCGGCAAGGGAACACAAGGCGGTAGCGGTAAGTTAGCCTATAGACCAGGCTGGCATCTTGGTGTCGTGCCTTATGCTATTCAGTTCAACCGCAAGGATGCTGAGGGCAACAAGACTCTCTTCCCTAAGAACTTTGTCTTCGCTGAGGTGGAGTATGCTGCTGATGTAGATTATCAGGAGGAAGCTCGCCAAGAGGGTATCAATCCATCGGGCAAGTATCAGCATTCATTGGCTGGCTTGAAACATCTGCCTACTGATGGTTATTATATGTATCGTACCAATCCGAACCCTGAGACTGACCCTTGGGTGATTACTGGTGCGATGAAGGTGAACCGTATCTTGACCAGAGCAGAGCAAGCGGAACTTGTAAAGAATGCTGGTCGTGAACCTCAGCAGATTCAGGAGGGCGATATTGTTACTGATGATGTTGTGAACAGCATCAATCAGGAGATAGCTGATACTCCTAAGTTCTCGTTGAAGGTATATCATGGTAGCGGTGCTGACTTCACAGAGTTTGACTTCGACCACATGGGTGAGGGTGAAGGTTCACAAGCATTCGGTTGGGGCGGTTATGTTACTTCTTCAAAGAAGATAGGAAAGAGTTATGCGAATCTTGTAGATGCTAACGCTCCTCATCAAGATGTTGAATATGTTGGTAATAACGCTCATGAATATACTGATGTAGTTGCTGGCTTGTTTAATGGTGGTCAGAGAGATTATGATGATGTTAAGGAGTTCTTACAGAATGGCTACAATTCCGACAAGGATAACGCTCGGAAGAAACAGATGTTGGAATGGTTTGAAAGTACAAAACCATCTGATTGGAAGTCTGTTAATGATGGCAAACGCAATCTCTATGAGGTGGATATACCTGAGGATAATGGCAGCAACTATCTGAATTGGGATGCTCCTATAACTTATGAACTGATAGATAAAGTAGCTAAAGCACTACCTTCTTTGCGTAGCTACGATATTAAGGACTTGAAGAAGGATAGAACCTTTGATAACTTCTATAAGACTATCTCAATGAGAAGTGTTAAGGATGATGCAAGTTTCAATGATGATAAGGCTGCAAGCAAACTTCTCTCTTCTCTTGGCTATACTGGTATCAAGTATAAGGCTGGTCGTAACTTTGGTGGTGCTGAGGAAGGTGACACCAACTACGTTATCTTCAAGCCTGAGGATATGAAAATCACAGAGTACACCAAGTTCTCATTGAAGTCAAAACCAGTCCGCTTTGAAGCTGGCAAGAAACTCAGCGATGAAGAGAAGAAGGAAGTCCTTTCTACATTGAAGGATGCCTATAAGGTGAATGGTGTTCCTTATCACATCGAAGAGACTGCTGGCGGCAAGGAGAAGAGAGTATATGAGCCAACTGCTGATAGCTATGTAGTGAGCGATATTACAAATCGTCCACTAAGATACTATATCACTTTGCCTGATGGTCGTGTGGCTCATCCTACTGAGGTTTATCCTAATATCTCGGACAATGAAGTGAAGTCTTCTGCTACCAAGCAGGGGTTGCTTGATGATGAGGCTGACCAGATTGTTAGTGCTGCCATTGGCAACATGAAGGGTATTGCCGACAATGCCAAGGCGTTAGAGGTGCTGACCGAAATGCAGAATCTCCCACATGAGACACATGATGTTGGTTATGGTATGAACAATGCCCAGTCATACAACTACAAGACTGGCATCTTTACTTCTGATGCTGCCCAAGCTATCGACTATGTAGTTAGACGAATGAGAAGAAAGGAAGATGTTCCTGCCGAGATTCCTGCTGCTTTGAAGAAGGCGGTGGCTGATAGCTATGGTATGGTTGATAACCTTATTGATGGCATGAGTTCTACCAAGTTCTCGTTGAAGGATAATCAGGGGAATCCTCTGAATCAGGATGGTACTTTAAAGCTGGATAAGATTAAGTCCGTTGATGAATTGACGGATGAAGACTTCTTGCATCCTACTAGAAATGTAGAATTGCCTAGCTTACCAAAGAAAATTGCTGATGCTATCGGAACAGAAGGCAAGCCAGTTGTTATCAAGAAGAATATCTTTGAGCGTAATTATATGAGACATAAGGACGTTACTCCTGAATTGAGTAAAGTAATCTTTAAGTCTGCTTTGTACAATCCTGATTTGTATGGTCAGAATCAAAAGAAAACTAGACCATATAATTGGGTGCTTATCAACACGAAGGACGAGAAGGGCAATAACCGCACAGTATTATTAGAGGTAAATCCTAATAAAGACAATGTGGAAATCGTTCATTGGCACTTTGTGAATGATAAAAATTTGGGATTGATAAAGAAACAAGCCATCCGTGAGGGCGACCAAGTCCTCATACTGCCTTCTGAACAATCAGAAGAGGTTGGTGGTCTTTCCAACCTTACGGATGACTTATCTGCTGCAAAGATAGACAATTCTTCTGAAACTACCAAGGAAAATGGCGAAAAGTTTTCATTGAAGGATGAAAAAATCAAAAGTGTTGCTGAAAAGTTTGGGGTAAATGAGGATGATGTTGCTATGTATGCGAATGCAGTTGAACGAGGTTCTACTGCTGATGCAGCACGTGCCAGAGCAAACATCAAACGATATTTGTTGCAGGCAAATGAAGACAAGATTTCCTCATTTAAGGAACTTATGAAGTACACCGTGCCAGTAAATGAAGCCTTGAAAGAGAACTTTGGTGACCTTGATGCAATGATTGAGGAACGAAGAAAGCAGGTGGAGGCGCAACGTAATGCTATGGAAGCTGCAAGAAAAAGAGCGCAGGAAGAGGAAGAGAAGAGACAGAAACATCTGGATGAACTCTCTCTGATTCCAACTGATGAACTTGATAAGCGTTATATGGATGCCATTGCTAATAATGATGAATCAACGGCAAGGGAAATGCTTGATGAATCAGCCAGACGTAATGGTTACGGTGACGTTGATAGCGATTACCAAGGTCAGGGAGCGTGGGCTGCTCCATCAAATCCTCAATATGAGTCTGATGAGGCAAGAAGAGCCGACATAGAAAACTCTCCTGATGTAAACTTGGAAGATATTGCATTAGGTTATAGCTTGCAGCCTGATGATTATTTCGACAATCCAAGAGCGTATATGAACAATACTGCTTATGGATTGGAGTCTGCTCATGTTATAAAGAATGCACTTGATGCCATTAAGAATGGCGAGAAAGATGTTAAGGTTAAGGTTTATCGTGCCGTTCCTACTTCTGTAAAGGAAGGCAAGTTGCGTAATGGTGACTGGGTTACTCCTTCAAAGAAGTATGCTGAAATGCACGGTGACAATAGATTGGAAGGAAAATATCGTATCATTGAAGACGAGGTTCCTGCAAATCAATTATGGTGGGATGGCAATGATGCTAATGAGTTCGGTTTTGATGATGGCAAGGAATACCGATATAAGAATGCCAAGAATAATCGTAAGTTGAATGACCTCATTACTTATGATAATAAAGGCAACGTGATACCTCCTTCAAAGCGTTTCAATTCTCGCAAGAATGACATCCGATTCTCTCTCGCTGGCGAGCGTGGTGCGGCTGCTGCTGACAAGGCAGAGGAGCGTACCTTCCGTATGGATAATCTCTCAGTGGCAAAGGATATGGAGAAGAATAAAAAGAAAGATAAGGCTATTAAGGTAGCTACTGGCTGGGAGCGTGGTGCTGATGGCAAGTGGAGATACGAAATGCCTGATGTTGTTCTCCGTGACCCGAAGGAGTGGGTGAACAAGAAGACTCTGACTCTCTCTGATATTGTAGAGAAACCAAACGATTTGTTCAAGGAATACCCTGAGTTGTTTGATGCTTATCCAAAATTGAAAGATGTGAAGATTCAGAAGGGAAGAGCAAAGATGGGTGGTTCTTATTATGATAATACCATTACTTTGAATCTTGGAGGTATTCGTGAGGCAATAAAATATGACTTGGATATACATTATAAAATAGCAACTCGTCTTCTGAAAAGAACATTGGTTCACGAAGTTCAACACTATATCCAGTATGAAGAGGGTTTTGCTAAGGGTGGAAGCGAACAATTTGTGAGAGATGCAATTAAGGATGAATTTGAGAAAGTGATTAAACAGATAAGAGGGTTGAGGGCAGAAGGAAAGGAAGATGAAGCCAAGGCTCTTGCAGAGCGAAATAAAGCTCTTTATAATGCTTACGCAAACGAAAAGGATTCCTACAAAAACTACAAGTCTCTGTCTGGTGAGGTAGAAGCTCGAAACGTATCTGCCCGATTGAACATGACTCCTGAGGAGAGAAGAAAATCTCTCGCTGAATCTACTGAGGACGTGGCTCGTAAAGACCAGATTTTCTTGGGTGTGGGTGATGTGTCCTTCTCTCTCCGTGATATGGCTGACGGAAAGGAGAGCGGTGCGGCTGATATGGCTGAGGACTTGAAGAGTCTGAACACTCCTGATGAGGTGGATGATGCTATCAAGACTGCCATTGAGGATATGCCGAGCGGCTGGCAGATGGCTAACAGGAAGATGATTCATATTGCTCAGGCTCTGGGCGAGAATCGCAAGGCTGAGATTGCTGGCGAGGAACCTAAGTTCTCCTTGAAGGATGGCTCACTCATTAAGGCTGGAACCTACTTTAGTGGTGGTGGACTGGTTGAAGAGGGCTTGAAGGGTATCATTGACCCAGTGGTGGCAGTTGAGTATGACGAGAAGATAAGCGGTGTTTATCGCAATAACTTCGGGCAGCATATCGTTACTGCTGATGTTCGTGATGTTGACCCTAAGGAGTTAGTGAAGCAGATAGATGGTGAGGTAGAGTACTTCCATGCCAGCCCTGTCTGCAAGAACTACTCTCAGGCGAAGAGTAACCATGCTGAGGTGGAACTTGACAAGGAGACTGCTGCAAGTACTGCCGAGTTCATCAACGCTATCAAGCCAAAGGTGGTGACCATTGAGAATGTGAAGGGATATAAGGATTCGGAAGCCATGAAGACTATTACCGATGCTCTGGATGCCAACGGCTATACTTGGGATGCAGATGTGTATAACGCTGCTGACTATGGCGGCTACACCAACCGAGAGAGATTGATTGTCCGTGCGGTTCGTGATGGCAAACTCCCTGCCAAGCCAAAGAAGATGGCACGCAAGAGTGGATGGTATGAAGCTGTGGCTGATATTATCCCGACCCTGACAGAGAAGAAGAATGGTGTGGCTCCTTGGATGGATATACGCTTGAAGGCTGATGGCATTGACTGGAGAAACATTGACAAGCCATTATATGTGATGGGAAGTGCCTATGCTGACGGAAAGATTCCTCATGCCTTCGCTGATGAACTGCTGCCAACACTCAGAACGAAGAGTGGTGACGTGATTGTGATGCCTGATGGTAAGGTATATCGTGCCATTGGTAGAGTGCTCGCAAGAGTATCAGGAGTGAGCGATGATTACAAGATGCCATTCTCAGAGAGTTTGAGTCATACCATTATCGGCAACGGAATCCCTACCCAGTTGACGGAACATGTGATTGCTCCTCTGCTTACTGGCTCTGACACTAAGTTTAGCATCCGTACCTATCATGGTACTGGTGCTAAGTTTGACAAGTTCGATTTGTCCCATGCTTTTGAGGGTGAGGGTAGCGAGAGTTTCGGTCATGGTGTGTATGTTACCAACTCTAAGGAGATAGGCGAAGATTATGCAAAACGTGCCAAAAGAACACATACTTCCTATATCTTTGCCAATCAGATGAAGCCAAACAATGATACGGAAAAGAACTTGTATAAGTCTTTCTCTGAATACTATCATGAAGACTTGGATTTCAAGAGCGCAAAGGAAGATGTCTTGGAAGATGTTGATGATTCTATCAATTATTTCTCTTCCTTGGTTGATGGATATAATAAGCGTGGTGTAAGTTCTGATGCTGAAAAGAAGGAGAAGGAACGTCTTGAAAAGTTGGTAGATGAGTATAAGGCTGCCAAACCAAGAATGGAAGCTGTTAAGGAGAGTGATTTGAAGGGTATTAAAGCTAACCGTTATGATGTGGATATTCCTGATGATAATGGTGAAAACTATCTTGGATGGAATGATTCTCAAAACTTCCCATTGGAAAAATGGTACAGACTATGGGAAATTACCCATCATGGATTCAATGAAAACGAGTTTTTCAATGATGGTGGAGCGAGATATGACAAAGATAGGATTGAGCGTATCATCCAAATGAAACTTGAATCGCTTGAGAATGGTATGCAGAAACTTCCTACATTGAAAGGTGAAGAACTTTATCATGCTTTGGAAGACTTCTTTGACCGTGAAAGACCTTCGCATGGTGCAGAATTAGCATCAAGGGCTTTGAGTGAAATTGGTTTTGTCGGTATCAAGTACCCTGCTGGTATGATTCATGGAGGTGCTGTAGAAGGCGATTACAACTACGTGATATTCGATGAGAACAATGCCAATATCGTGGGGAATACCCGATTCTCCTTGCGCTATGACCAGTTTGAGCATGACTTGAACCAGTGGAAGAAGGATAATAATCTGCCCAAGGATGCCCAGCGACCAACCATCCCACAACGTAACGCTGGCGAGAGTGCTGTTGACTTCCTGAGAAGAGTGGACGAGTACCGAAAGCAGATGGCTCTTTGGAAGACTGCTCCAACCTACGAGCAGCATCTTTTGAGTGACAATACTGCCCTTGGAGAGTTCAACCGAGAGTTGCAACGTGGTTCTGTGCTCAAAAGAATCGCCTTCCAAGATAGTATGCTGGCTATCCGCAAGGCTCAGGAAGCTATCATGAAGGAAGTGGGTGTTGACCGCCTGAATATGGCTGAGGATGCCTATACTGCCGAGAACCGCAGTCATGGCAAGGGAAAGAACGAGTTTGAGGAGTACAACAATGAGTTCTTGCAGCCATTGAGAAAGGCTTATCATCAGATGAAGAAGATACTGGGTGATAGCTATGATAATGTCCGTATCTACATGATGGCTAAGCATGGCTTGGAGCGTGATGCACAGATGGCTTTCAAGAAGTCTCTGGAAGCTGACTATGAGGACGCGGCTCAGAGAAGTGCAGCATACAAGGCTTACAAGGGCGATATGAACCGTATCATTAATGATAGCGACCTAGAGTTTGGCAGAGTAGACTTCACTACTTGGAGACAGAGAGACAATGCACTCAGGGCGAAATATTCTCCATCTTATATGAACTATCGCTACGACAAGAATGGTATTGCCTACGATTACTCAGGTTTGTCTGCTCTCTTTGAAGGCTCAGACTTCGAGGAAGCTGCCTACAAACTGGTAAAGAATATTGAGGATAAGTATGTAACCGAGACTCACAACCTATGGGATGCAACGAATGCGGCTACCAAGAAGATTCTCCGTGATGGCTATAAGGCTGGCATGATGAGCAAAGATACTTATCAGTATGTGCGAGATATGTATAGCCATTATATTCCTCTCCGTGGCTGGGATGGCACTACTGCCGACCAAGTATGGGACTACATCGGTGGTGGCAAGGGTGCTTTCAATCAGACCTTGAAAACGGCACATGGACGAACCTCTATCGCTGATGACCCTATCGCATACATCGAGAATATGGCAGAGAGTGGAATCCTGCTGAACAACAAGAACTGGGTGAAGCAACACCTGATGCTCTTGGCTCAGAACCATCCTACTTCTCTGCTGACCCTAAGCAAGGCTTGGTACGTGAAGAGTACGGATGCCAACGGAAATGAAGAGTGGATTCCTGCTACACCTCAGATTTCTTCTCAGATGAATAGCAATCAGGTGAAGGCTGCCATTGATGCTTTCGAGAAGAAGATGGAGCAGATGGCTCAGACTGGCGATGCTACCCAAAAGAGAGACGGACTGAATATAGCCTATCCTCAGACTCATAGCGAGGAGAGAGAACATGAGGTAAGAGTGATGAAGGATGGCGAGGAGTACGTTATCTATGTGAATGGTGACCCTCAGTTGGCTCAGGCGATGAACAATACCAGAGCACACCGAGTAAGAGAGATTCAGAGCGGCAAACTTGATAGGGCTGCTGCTTGGTTGGGCAGAAAGATGGCTGCTGCCTATACCAGTCTTTCACCTCTATTCATCCCTTCCAACTACTTCCGAGACCTGACCATGACGCTGGCATCTACCGCTATTCGTGAGGATGGCAGATACAACTATCTGCTCAGAAAGAATCTGGCTACCTCTTGGAATCTCGGATTCATGCTGAGAGACTATCAGAACGGAAAGTTGAGAGATAAGGTAAACAACGGAAACGCTACACCAAAGGAACAGATGTTCTATGACTTCATGATGAATGGAGGCGAGACTGGCTTTGTCTCTTCGCTAGATGTGGAAGACTTGAAGAAGAAGTTCAAGAATGACTTGAAGGATTTGGATAGATGGAAGACGAACCCAGTTAAGGTAGGGCATACCATCATGGATAGTATCGAGTTCCTGAACAGAATGATTGAGGATAGCAACCGATTTGCAGTTTACATGACCTCTATTCAGTATGGACGTTCCATTGATGAGGCTGTGAATGATGCCAAGGACGTTACCTTGAACTTCAACCGCAAGGGTACTGGCGAATATGGCTGGCAGATGATTAGAAATCTCTATCTCTTCATCAACCCAGCAGTACAGAGTTTACAGACTCTTGGTGCACTTGTCAAACATCATCCTTTCAAGTTCACGGCTGTTACTGCATCGTGGTTGGCGAGTGGTGTGCTGGTTCCTATCGTTAACGCTGCCCTGATGAGCCTTTTGGGCGGTGATGATGATAAGGATAAGTACTGGCAGTTCACAAAGTGGGATAGACGAAACAATCTTATCATGTGGGTTCCTTACACACATGAGTACGTGAAGATTCCGCTCGCTCAGGAGTTCCGTGCCTTTTATGGAATAGGTGATATGATTGCATCCAAGATGATGGGTGGCGAGTTGGCTGAGGAGAGTTGGAGCCAGTATGCAGAAGACTTGCTCGGTCAGGTGGTGGATATGCTTCCGCTCGACCCTACTGGATATGATGGCAATATTGCGGTCAGTCTGATGCCGAATGCTATTCGCCCAGTCTTTGAGTTGGCTTTCAATGTTGACTTTACTGGCAAGCCATTATTCAAGGAGACAGAGTATAACAAGTATGACCCTAACTTTACCAAGGCATACGTGGGTACTCCTGATTGGCTGGTACGTGCATCCAAGATGGTTAACTCAATCGGAAACGACTATCCTGATGTGCAGCAGAACAGCATTGATGCTTTCGGTGACCCAAGATACAATCTGAATAACCCTGCCGTGGTTGACCATGTATTGTCTTCTTATCTCGGTGGTGCTTACACCATGGGCAGTCAGGTGCTCGGTGTTCTTACCAAGTCACTCAACGACCCGAAGGAAATCAAGGTGGCTGATATTCCATTATTCAGCAAGTTCGTCAGCAACCCTGATGATAGACCAGTTACTAAGAAACAAGGTGATGAGTTCTGGAATATGAGGGAGAATCACGACCGAGCAGCCAATACCCTGAGCAAGTTGAAGAAACAAGCTAAGGTGGATGGAGATTACTCTATGTTGGAGCGGTTCTACGGCTCAGAGGAGTATAAGCAGTACAAGCAGGATGATGTGAAGGTGAAGAAGTATGAGGAAGACAAGAAGAAGGAACGTGCTGAGGAGAGTGGGGAGGAGTATAGACCTCACAAGTTGAATGCCGAGGATATATACAAGGCTCACGCTACTCCGAAGGATGATTTCGAGGACTTGAAGCTGAAACAACTCTACACCAAACTGAACGGATTCAAGTCTGCCTACGACCTCTTGGTTGATACGGCTCCTAGTCAGAGCGATGGCTACTACAACACCAACAAGGTTGCCATTGATGCCATTGACGAGATTTCCCTTGATAAGCAGGAGATTTCCGAGTTGAAGAAAGGCTTCTTGGATGATGGCAAGGATGCCTACAACGCTGAGGACATGAAGCAGATTCGTGAACTAAGAAAGAATATTCTTTCCGTGCTGGAAAAGGCTAACAAGGTAGTTGTGGCTAACCAGAAGGCGAAGGCTAAGAAGTAATACATATATGACTATCCCCTGAAAGTGCTTGGCTTTCGGGGGATAATTACTTTCAATCTGAAACTTTTTACCTCTATTTCTTGTGTAAATCTATCAATCTGTAAGATTTATAAAGTTTAACTATTTAAAATATCATAATTTAAAGTGTTTCCATTCTTTCTTTTTATATTTGCAGAATCTAAGAACATCTGAATCTCAGGTGATTACATCAACAAAAGAATATCCAATCATTGTAAACTTAAAAATGAAGGCTTATGAAACAAGATGAATACGAAGACCTACGAGTCAAGAAGTTAATTGGAGAGATAACGAAACTTCTCCCCGAACGCAGCAAGATTAAGACGGACTTGCTTTATTTCAAGTATGCGCCTATATTGGTCATGCTTATGCGATGGTATGGTGTATCTCAGTTCTACGACAATAAAATGGAGATAACGCTGTGGTACGAAGAGAATGAGGAACCTGTCTGGTTCTTCTATTTCATCACTTATATCCTCTATCCGATTTCCCTTTGGAAAGGTCAGGTATTGCACAGGTTGTGTGTAGAGTGGCGCATCCCGATACTCTATATCGCAGGAGTTAACGTGATACATATCATGTACGACTCAGTTGTTATCACAAACAATATGTACTATTGTGATATGTTCCTGATTACACTCATTTTAATTTTATACGCTTATGTCGCAATTAGTAAATTACAGCATCATCGAAGCTGGACTTCGTGCTCTCGCAGATAAGGCTCACGAATCAGCAGTTGCCCAAGCAGAGGGCAAGCCTATTCCTTGCGGTCTGTCGGAAGGAGATATGGAACTTGTGGCACTCCTTACTGCCATGATGAATGATACGCAAGCCAACAAGGGCTGGTGTGCTCACGAAATGGGCAAGTCTATCTCATCCTTCGAGAAGTATGTTCACGATGGCAAGATACCCGAAGGCATCCACGACCAGTTCGGGCATGAAAAGAAGTGGAACAAGTCGCTCATCAGATACTTCTCCAACAAAAAGGCTTTCTTCCGTAAACAAGCTAGGAAGTATGGAATAAATCTCTAGCAACAGCAATACCTTATTATATATAGGAGAGACCCAATCGCCCCTCCTGTATATTTACGACCTTTTCCGTAACCGTAAATCTTTGCTATTCACACACTTATATAATCTTTTGCGAGTTTATCAATACCTATCCATATTATCCGTATCTTTGTGCTCGTAACGTTACGTAGTATTAATCAATTAATGTTTAACAAAAGATTCAGGATAATATGGAAAGTAAAACGTATGTATTCGGAAATGAAGGCTCAACATCTAACAATGGGATGCTCGGTCTTCTTGCACCTCTGCTCCAGAAGCAGGGTGTTGACCCTAATGTCCTCCTTGCCATGAAGGGAAATAACGGTTTCGGTGGCGAAGGTGGCTGGTTCATGTGGGTAATCTTCCTTTTCTTCCTCATGGGTTGGGGAGGCGGCTGGGGAGGTTTCGGCAATAATGGTCGTGGTGGTCTTGCTAACGAGATTAATAACGACAATGGTCGTGCCCTTTTGATGGATGCCATCGGTGGCAACCGCAATGCGCTCAGCAACTTGGCTACTCAGTTGAACTGCACCGAAGGTCAGATTCAGAGTGCTATTTCTGCCTTGACCTCTCAGGTACAGAGTGTAGGTAATCAGGTTGGTATGAGCGGTATGCAGACCATCAATGCCTTGCAGCAGGGTAATATGCAGATTGCTCAACAGATTGCAAACTGCTGCTGCGAGAACCGCTTGGCTATCTGCCAGCAGACTGGTACCTTACAGAATGCCATCAACAACGTGGCTGTAGGTCAGGAGCGTGGCTTCTCTAACGTAGCTTACGAAACTCAGAGACAGACTTGTGATTTGCATAACGCCATTAAGGAGAGCACTCAGACCATCGTTGACGGACAAAAGCAAGCTGAAATGAGAGAGTTACAGAACAAGATTGATGCTCTTCGTGAAGAGAACAGCACCTTCAAGTCTTCTGCTATGACCTCTCAGATTGTAGGTCAGGCTGTGGCTCCTATCAATCAGGTATTGGCTGGCTTGCAGAACGAGGTGGCTGGTATCAAGTGTAAGTTGCCTGAGACCGTAACAACTCCTTACAGCCCATTTACAGCAGTTCCTAACTGTGTGGCTTATCAGGCTGGCTTGTATGGTTTGAATGCTGCTAACAATGCAGGATTCTGGGGTTAATAAGGAAAGGAGGCTGCTATGTTTTGGTTAAGACCATATACAAGGGTGAATCGTAATGGTTCGGCAGCTATCGCTTCTACGGGCGTGGTGGTGAACACCAACAATGTTGTTTTCTCGTTCAAAAACCACGCCTTCCTGAATGCCAACTATAGGGGTACGATTTTCGTGAACCTGATGCAGGCTATACCGACAGGAACGACTGGCACGCTGCCTATCCTTTTCGAGACCAACGGAAGTACTCAGGCTGTGACCAAGTATAATGGCGCACCATTGACGGTTGCAGACGTGCAGGGAACTGGTGTTTATCAGTTTTGGTTTGAGAGAGATACTAACACCCTACAGATGATGTCGGGTATTGTTTAACAAGAATAGATAATAGGAGATTATATTATGTTTCAAGGTTTAAGAACTAATTCTTTATTCTATGTCCTAGACAAGGGCGAGAACCCGAACTTGCGAATCGGTCAGGTGGTTTCGGTAAGCAATCCTCAGACGAAATACCCTACCTTTAACAACGGCTTTACCCCACAACCTATGGAGACCGTAGTAGACGTGAAGGTGAAGCTGGATGATGAGGAGGTGGATTTCAAGCAACTGCCAGCAAACGGACAGATAGCCAACGACAAGAATCTTGTGGTTAGCGACAATAAGGATGCCATGAGTGCAGAGGTTGATGCCATGCTGAGACATTCCAAGACTGTACTGGAGAGCGTAGATTACCACAAGAGGGTCGTTGATTCTTGCGAGGGAATGCTACAGCAACTCAACCCCCAGATAGCCAAGGAGAAGGAGCAGACCGAGAAAATCAATAAACTGGAAGGAAAGGTTTCAGGCATTGAGGGCAAGATTGACAAGATGATGGGATGGCTCCAGCAGACCATGAGCAAGTAATCTCCTACCTATCTATTCATTTTAATATCTTATGATTATGGTAATGATTGAGATTACAGAAGATAAGTTCGATGAGTTGTGTGACAACATCGAGTCTATGCTTGGTTTTGGCAGCAAGGCTATGTCTTGTCTGAAAAAGATGAAGCAGGAGCGTATGGGTGAGCGTATGCCTGATTATCGTGACGATTGGAGAAGAGAGCGTGAGGAACGTGAAGAGCGTGAGAACAGACGTAGATTCAACAACGTCAACGATGATTGGAACTACCCGAACCGCTATGGTGAAAGAGGTGGTGGCGGCTACAATGGTGGCGGTCGCTAGTGTTTAACTTGGGAGTTTTGGTAGTGACATTTATGTCGGAACCAGACTCCCTTTAATATTCAGCAATATGGGAAAATGCAGAATGCCATTGGATATGTATGACCTCAAACCTGAGGGAATGGTTTCTTATCTCAGATACAATGGCTATCATTTCAGCAAGAAGATGTGCGAGTGGGCGGTGAGCCTGATGTACAAGTATGACCCTTCCTCCAAGCGTGATGTAAGTATCTCGTTTTGGGATAAAGAGAAGGTGGATGCCCTTCTGCTCGGTCAGGGAATTGAGGTGAAGAATAAGGTAGGCTACGACCATGTGTATGTGGCGAATATGGCGAGGGCAGACTTCTACAAGTCTTCCATCAAGGATGAGGAGCAGCTAGCCCAGTTTATCAAGGATATGGTGGATGATGCCGACCAGAAGGATGGCTTTATCTTCAACCGATTCTATGCCGACTGCTGCCACAACGGTGTGCCTATCCCTTGGGAAGATGTGTTATGATGAGAAGAGTGATACAACTCCCGAAGTACGATTGGAGCATAGTATGTTTCATAGGTTATCAGCCGCCTGATGCAGATGAGATATGCCATGCTCTTTCAGATATTGGCTGCAACGGAAATCCTTTATTGGAAGCATACGAACATTTGACTAAGCAGAGTACAGACAGAGGTCTTACCTATTCCAACCTAGCCGAAAGAAGGAGTGTTCTTGCTATCGGGAAATGTGAATCTGATAGCAGCATCATCAACACGATAGGTCATGAGCTTCTTCATGTGGTAGCGCATATCTGTGAGCAGGATGGGATAGATATGCTGAGCGAGGAGCCATGTTATATGATGGGGAGTCTTTGTGAGAAGTTCTATTAATGTTGTTTTTACTTGGTGCATAAGAGAAGGGTGAATCGAAAGATTCACCCTTCTTCTTTATTTGCAAAGTCAGTAACTTAGAGTTCTTTCGCTCCTTCGCTTCTAAATTGTCTTCAAAAACGAACATCTTGCCTTAATAAGATTATAAATCCTCTTATGTCCTTCTATTGATGGGTGTACATTATCAGACAAAAACATATTTTTGTCCAAAACACCATCATTATTATAGAAGACATCTTTGATTTCCACATAACGAAAATGTGACCTTATATAATCATTTACAACAGGATGATTATCTCCTACACCATATCTAGGCGGAACCGTCAACCAAATTGTTCTTATGCCATTTTTGGTTGCTGCATCATCAATGTATTGTAACCCAGTGCAAGTTGCTTGGCTGTCAATATCATTTGTACCTATGCAAAATAATACATATCTTGCATCTTTCAGCCATTTCATTTCCTTGTCAATATGAGGCTTTATAGAGTTTACACTTGCTCCTCCCTGACCAAGTATAATAGTCTTTCTATCACCAATGAGACTACATAACAATGATGCAAACCTTTTATCCTTATCATTAGCTATTGAATTACCTTCTATAAATGAATGACCCACTATTACAAGTTTTACATCATTCATATCTATTGGATAACCAAAGCAAACATTCGATACTCTCATTTTGCCAATCAGTGCATAGAAAGACAACTTACCCCAAGCATATCCGTTAATACTTCCGTTACCTTCATTTGTAGTATCACCGCTAATAACTTCACCATTGCCGATTCCTTCTTTTGATGCACTGATTCCATCCTGCGCTGTCACAGATATATTGAAATATGAGTTTTTCTCTGTTTTCTTTTCAACAGATATGGTGTATTCTTTCCCCTTGGCAAACACAAGTTCTGAAATATAATATTTGTGTGTCTGCTTTGGTGGTAAAGTCTGTTCTACGATATAAATAGATATGTAACTTCCGTTTTCATCCTTTCCTATACCAAACATTGTGCCAGCCAACTGATACCAAAAACCAATACAGAACTCAAAAGAACCAAGAGAATCCGTATCAATAATCTTCAATGTTGATGATAGGCTAAATTTATCTTCGTATAGATTGGTATTGGACTGTAATCTATTTTCGTAGCCAGTCTGAAGACTTTGAGCACTAGCTTTATCTTCCGATATGGAAAAGGCATTGTTCAATATATCAAAATCTGAGAAATCAGAAATCAAATTTCCATAAGATTTTGCAGAACTGTTAATTTCTTGCTTTAACTCATTTTTTATATTGGTAGAACTTTCGTCAATCAACATCTGTGTTGATATATTATCTGTGAAAAAAGCCCTATTTGGCAATATGGAATCCGAGCTACCATCATTCCAGCAGAAAGCGTAATAACCTTCCTCTAAAGTTATGACTTTATTAATTATGGAAGAAGGAGCAGAACCTATTATTTTTTGTTCTGGCTCTTCATACGTTTCACTAGAATATTTCCATAAAATATCCTGTGTAGAATTTGCATTATTTATATATATCCAGTACTTACCAGACTTCAAGTGAAGTTTAACTAACTTATAGCTTTTGATAGCACTACTGATAGTACCTTCGTTACCTTTGATATATTTTCCTAAAGAAATATCCTTCTTGCTGAATAATGACATAACAGTAGGAATTGGAGTGTTTTCTATAACTTTTAAAGACTCTCTAATATCTTTGGTATTCTCTTTAATGCTATCATCAATTAATACTTGTGTAGAAAGAGAATCAGTTATAAAAGCATTTCCAATATTAATGGAACTGCTTCCATCATTCCAGCAGAAAGCATAATAACCTTCCTCTAAGGTTAATATCTTACTAATAGTGCTAGAAGGTGCTGCTCCAATTATCTCACTTTCTAAAGAAGAAAACGTTTCATCTGTGAACTTCCACAATATGCCTTGTGAAGAATTTGCATTCTTTATATACAACCAATATTTTTTAGCTGACAAATGCAATTTAACCAACTTATAGTTTTTAATAGCATCTGATATGGTTTTATTCGAAGGATTGAGATATTTTCCTACAATAATATCACTTTTATCAAATACAGACACAATAGATGGTTTAAATGACATATTTTCTACATTAGCCAATGAGTTTTTAATATCTTTTGTGCCATTTTCCACCTTATCATCTATCAATGCCAAAATGGACATGCTGTCAGTTATAAAAGCTTTTCCAAGCGAAAAACCATTACCGTTATTATCATTCCAGCAGAAAGCATAGTAACCTTCCTCTAAGGTTAATATCTGGTTATATGGGGTCGTTCCTGTAGAACCAACAATCTCTTTTTCTGGTGAAGCATAGCCGTTATCCGAATACTTCCACAACGTGGCTTGTGAAGAAGAGCCACAACCGCTATATATCCAATATTTGCCTGCTAGAAGATGCAGCTTAACCAGTTTGTAATTTTTAATAACATCTGAGATAGTACCATCTGACGGATTTATTGATTTGCCGATAGTAACATTACTATAGTCAAATAGTGATACAACTGGAAATTTTAACGATAAGTCTCTGAGTTTAGAGTCCACTTCATCAATGGCAGCCTGAGCATTTACGGCTGTCAAACCAGACTTCTCATTATTATAAGTAACGGCAGTAGCCTGACTTGCGCCACCTGTAGCGGCTATAGACTTGATGGTTTCTTCCATCTGAGTACTGCGAGTCTGCAACAATGAAATGTCTTCATCGTTGGCGGTGATTTGCTGTTGCTTATCATCAATCTGTGACTGCTTATCATCCAACTGGCTCTGATGGTCTTTCAGCGTATCATCTACATTCTGAATGGTTTCTACCAAATCCTCAGGAAGACCAGTGGCTGCGGCAATAGCCTGACGAAGCTCATTGTCTAACTTCTCTACACCGATTGTTTTGTCCTGCAACTTGTCCTTGGTGATGGAGTTCTCTGCCAACTTCTCATTGGTGATACTTCCATCCTCCAGTTTCTCGTTGCTGACAGAACCATCTTGGAGATTGGTGTTGCCAACAGAATCAGCAGCCATCTTTTCGTTGGTGATAGCACCATCCTTGATTTGCTGAGTTGTTAACTCATCGGTGACATTGACTTTCTTGTCGAGCGATTCCTTGACGGATTCTCCCGATTCCTCGTCCTTGACGTACTTTGAATATGTCAGAGTCTGGTCTTTGCGCCCACTGATGAGGATGCTATTGTATTTTTTCTTTTCTGCCATATTATTCTTTTAGTTTAATTTGATATTCGTTATCGTCACCAGCTACCAGTTCGTCTGACCAATAATAGTAGAGGTCACCTAGCTTTGTGGTGTTCATGGAAGTCTCAAAACCGCATTGGTTGAAGATGAGCGGCTGGCGGCTTGCAAACCAGATGTATGGTTTCTCTTCCGTGGTTGTAATGGTGAGAGTCTGACCAACAAGAGTACCTTCCATAAGCGTAAGGTCTTCCATGTTCAACTCGCTCATGTTCTTGGCAGATGAAGCTCCATAATAGCTTGCCTTGACGGTTCCGCTTGCCGTGATGGTAACATAGCCTGATACGGCTGGGATGAAGACCTTGTGGGTGTTGCTGTTGTAATATTCAGCAGTAACGTCCTTTCCGTCCATGATAACCTTTACCTGACCGATGCTGAAACCTTCTATAGGCATGAACTGAGCTTCCAGTTTCTTTCCGTTGCTGATACTTCCGTTAATCACGAAATTCTCCTGACTCTCCACCATTTGGGTTTCCCCATTGATGGTGTAGCTGAACTTAGCGTTATCAACGATGAAAGAAATAGGGCAAGTAGACTGATTCTCGGTCACGATGTAGTAGCGAAGGTTGAATAAGCCAGTATGCTCACCTTCCGTGATGCCGATAGGAACATTACTCATAGAGTTGTGTTCTACGATTCTCAGAAGGTTGCGCTCGATGCTGACCATTTCGCTACCATCATACTTCCATGATACCCTGACGTTATAGTTTCCGTAATCAAGGGTGGAAGGAATGTCACAAATCAGTACGTTGCCTTGGATTCCTGCTACTTGTACTGGAACAGAAATTGTATTGCAGAAACAGCCCGACAACTCAACTCTGATGTCGGTAGCAAGATTCATATCGAAGTCAACGAGCCGCTGGAACTCTTTCGATACGTCCATCTTCCGCACCAAGATGTGGAGTTTGAAACTATTTCCTTGTACTATTTTATAAATCATATTTGATACACATTATTAATAATAGGCAAAGATAGGCAGAATTTTCTCCACCTATCTTTTATCCGTTTATTTAGGGCAGAAAAATTTTAGATTAAGCCCTTCCAGCGGAGGAACTTGCGCTTGCGGCTTTCCTTGCCTTTCTTGCTCTTGCAGTTGGTATGGTAGACACAATCCTTGAAGAGGTCTCTGACCTTCATGTCGTTGTCTACCAGTTTTGTCTTTTTGAATGCCTCGAAGAGTGAGCGGTTCATAATCATGAGGTTGCCCTTCTGCGTAGGAAGGACGTAGAAAATTTCACCATTGTTCTTCTTGGATGCGTAGTCTGCCTTAGCCGTAGCTTGGCGGTACATGATTTCGCACTTGATGCGCTTGAAAATCTTTGTTACTTTCATAATCGTAATTATTAATTGTTTGAAACTATATGATGGTTGCTGCCGAAACAGAAACCTTTCTTGTCATTACTCTTGTCTGAAAATAAATCATCTTAGGCATTTCCATTTCATTGAAACAGATGTGTAGTCCGATGGCTCTGGTCATGAGCAAATCATCGTGCTTGCCATCAATGGCTCCGTATGCTCCGTTCTTCTTACGCTCGTAGGTAAGGAACTCGTTCAGGCATCGCTGGTCTCGCTCAACGTATAGATGTTCTCTGACTACCTGAACCAGTACAGAGATAACCATCGGCTTGGTTGCCACATTGGTATGGAATCCGTACTTACGTGGCAGACCTTCCTTGATGTCTGCTTCGCTCTGCTTTCGAGCATAGAGATTGTCGTACTCATCCTTGATTTGATTCAGGATGAACTCTGACTGGTCACCACCTTCCAAGATGTGCTCCTTGTCTTTCGTCTCCAAGGTGTTGGATTCAATCACCAATAGGGCATTGTCGTAGTACTTGGCTATCTGGGCAGCCTTCCATGCCAGCAAGTCCATATCTATGTGTCCGTACCATTGTGCTACCACGTATGGTTTGCCGCCTTCCATCATCCAATATCGGTCGAAGACACAGATAACAGACCAGTCTGCCTTGCTACCTCTACCACCAATATCCACAACAACCAGATAGCGGTTGGTTACCTTGCAATCGTCAAAATATTCAGGCTTGCTCCATATCCACAACTGCCCAGTCTTGTCTTCCGAGAACCGCACATTCTGTAGGCACTTCTTACCCTTGTAACCATCACCATAAACATCACCGATGAACTTAGGTGCTCGGCAACCTTTTGTGAACTGGTCAACCTTCTCTTCTGCAAACACCTTGGCTCCTGAGTGCTTGAATGCCTCTACTGGGTCAGAAGGGAATCCGCTAGCCATATCGCCATGGTCTGTGAACTTCTTCCGTTCTACCATATACCAGTTGATAGCTTCCAAAGGTGCTCCCATCTGCCACAACTTCCAAAGATATGTGGCTGGCTCCTCACGGTTCGACATCGTGTTGGTGTTGTTACGATTTTCGTATAGCCATTTAGCGAACTCCTCTTTCTGTTTCTTGCTCTCGAAGTCAAGATGGTAGAGGTCGTAAATCTCGAACCATGGAACGAAGAATGGCTCAAATACAGATTCACCTTTCTCTGCTGCCAGCCACTCCTGATGGAAGAAGTTTCCTGTACCATTGGCGGTTGATTCATATACTATCATGGTATATGGTCTGTAGAGTACACCATTGGTTGCATTTTGAACAACTTGCTCAGGAGACTTGCCTTCTGTCTTCTCCCACAATCCTACCTCGGAACAATGGATGAGGTTGTAATCTTCACCATTGGCAGAAGTAGGATTCTGCATAGAACCCACCTTGATTTTGCAGAATCGCTGAGGAACCTTCTTCACGTTACCTGACGTACCAAATCCCACAAACTTCGGTTCGTTCTCAGAATATGCTTCTCCCATTTCATGCAGGAACTTGGTTGGAAATTCCTTCAACGCTTCATCAAACATTCCTCGGATGGTCTCTGCGGTGTCCTTGACCTGAGCAATAATCAGCGAGTTGAGACCCTTCTGCCACATGAGTTGCAGCCAGAGAAAGTACATCTGAATAACCGTAGAGCCTCCCCATTGTCGGGCTTTCAGCAGGATGAGACGGATAGGACGATTCTTCTTTCTTCGCTCCTCCAGCCACCTGAGCAGTCTGCGCTGCGGTCTTCTGAGCACAAAGCGGAAGGGGAGACCTCCACCTTTCGGTTTGATGTAGATGAATGTGGCAAAGAAGAAGAAGGGGTCGTGTTTCATTCTGATGCGAGTGAACTGCTCCACCAGTTGCTCCATTTCTTCCTCTAGGTTGTATGGCTCGTCTATATCCTTGTGCAGTTCCTCGATTACTGCCTTGCAGCTACCCAGTTCGATGAGCATCTTGACGAGCGGAATCTTCTTCATCGAAACTGGAAGCTGCTGTCTCTGTATGGGGAAGTCTGGAAGGAAAAGAAGGAATCGCTTATCTCCACAACCTTCACCCTTGATAGGATTGAATGGAGTGTTGATTTCCTTGATTCGTTTCTCGTTCTCTTTCAGGATGCCCAATACGTGTTTGTCTACAGCATCAGTCAGTTTGGCGGTTACTTGTCTTGGCATAGCGGTGCATTTAGATACCCCCACAACAGACCAAGTACATAGCAATAGATGTGGACTCCAACTGCCATGCAAGGGAAGAAGATTCCAACACAGATATATAGGAGAATGGTGAGATTGTATCTTACCTTATTCTCAACGTATGGGGCGATAAAGCCAATGTAAGCATAGATAAAGCCGCTAAGACCGATGATTGGTACGGATGAGGTGAAGGGATAGCTGATGGCTATGGCATAGAATGCCACCAAGTGACCGATGCCGCAAGGGATGGCTCGGTAGCATTGATGGAAGACATAAAGGTTGATGGCTGCATGAAAGAAGTTCTGATGAAAGAAAGGGTAGTTTAGTCGGTTCTGAATAGAACAATCGTCAAAGAGACCCATGCCATCATATCCAAGAAAAGTGATACACATTATTATAATGTACCCAGCATAAAGCGCAATCTTTTCTTTCGTCTCTCGTAGCAACTTTGCTTCTCCTCCTTTCTCACCCTGCTAAGTATTACGTGTATGCTTTGAGGAGTCAAGTAGAAACTGGGTGCTTTTTCAGCACATACACGTTTAATAATATCCATATTACTCAGATATGGCTCATTACTCTTATGAATCTGGAATCTTCTGAAAATCTCCTGATACATTTCCTTTCGGGTAGGAATCATGTTATCAAGAGGTTTTCCTTTCAGTAAGTCTAATATGACTATATAAGCACGGTCTTCTGAAACCCAAAATCTTCTGCTCGGAGATTGGGCTAGCTTTTCCTCAATCTCTGAGAGTCTGATATTGTCTCTTACCTTAATAATTTCCTTGTAAGCCCTCAATAAATCAGCATCACGTTCCTGTATATAATAGCATCGTGAATCCTTATATTTCATATCTGACACTGCAAATATACAAAAAAGTATCGAATTAGTCGTATCCGATTAGACAAAATTAACGGATAAAAGATAGAAATCGGGGAAAAGCATTAATTTTGGGCATTGATTTATAAATTTACACATATATATGGACGAAAATACAAATATTGAGCAGAATGCTGGCGCTGCAAAACAGCAGGATACCAAAACCAAGAGAGACTTGGCTTTGGAGCGTTTGAAGACCCGCCATCCTGATACTGAGTATGCGGATGATGAAGCTATGTATGGTGCAATCAATGATGATTATGATGCCGACCAGAAGGCTTTGCAGGGTTACAAGGATAACGAAAAGGCGATGGGCGATTGGCTGGGTAGTGACCCTGAGGCGGCTACCTTCCTTCAAGCGATGAAGGCTGGCAAGAGTCCTTACGCTGAGTTGATTCGTACACATGGTGAGGATGCCATTGACTACTATTCAGACCCTGATAATGCGGATGAGATTGCATCGGCTCAGTCGGAGTTCTTGAAGAATGCTGCCAACGGCAAGAAATTGCAGGAGGAGTATGACAAGAACATGCCTTCCAGCTATGAGGTGTTCGACAAGTTGGAAGAGAAGTATGGCGAGGAAGCTGTGAACGATGCCATCGACCAGTGTTTTCAGACTATGCGTAATGTGGTGACTGGCAAGTTTACCGAGGAAATGATTACTGCTTTCATCAAGGCAAAGAACCATGATACTGATGTGGCTGATGCAGCCCATGAAGGTGAGGTTCGTGGCAAGAACAGCAAGCACGTCAAAAATCTTGAACTGAGAAAGAAGGGCGATGGTACTGCTGACCTTGATTCTGCCAATGCAGAGACCAAGCAGACGGATAACCAGCCTGACCTTGGTGCAGTAGGAAGGGCAGCACGTAGGGGTAACATCTGGGAGCGTGGCAATGAGAAGAGAACACACATTCGATAACGAGAAAAGGTGAAAAGATAATATATAATGTTTAATTAATTTAGGATAACAATGAAGAAAAGTACATTTAATCGGCTGCTTTCCGTCTTCCTGATGGTTATGGCAGTTATTTTTGGAGTGAATGGTCAGGTTATCATGGCTGAGGCGGCTCTGCCTGATGGCGGTACGACCGAGAGTGGTCATGCTGCTGAGGCAGGTGGTGCTACTGCTGCCGATGATGCTGGCAATGGCGGTGCTGCTCGTCAGGATGATGGTATCGCTACTGAGGGAAAAGGTCGTGAGCACTTTAACGAGAATGGTACGGAGTTCTATGAGAACGACATCAACGACAAGATTACCAAGATTCGTCCGATGGCTACTCCAGTTGACCAGATTTCACGTTATGCAACAACCAAGTCTGCTGATTCGTTTGTTGTAGAATACTGGAGTATCGGTACTCGTCCAATCAAGACTACCGTGAAGGAGGCTACGTTGGAGAGCACTGGTACATCTATGGTATTGAAGGTAGAAGACCCTGAAATGTTTACGCTGGATGATACCATCCGAGTCGTAGGTGTTAAGGCGATTACCAATTATGAAGGTAAGGCTTATGCAGACCTTACTGATGAGCCTACTCCTGACTTGGAACTTTGTGTTTGCGGTAAAGATACTGAGGGCTTCCCTATTGTATTTGCTGTAAATGGCAAATTGGTTAAGAAACAGCCTATTGGTATTCCAGCCTTGACGAAGGGTCAGAAACTTATACGTATGGCTAAGAGTTGCGGTGAATTGGACGTACAGACTGGTCGTTTCAACAATCTTCCTGATTCTGATACTCAGTACTGCCAGAACTTCATGATTCAGGTTGAGGAGAGTACCTTCAATAAGATTGCTGCTAAGCGAGTAGATTGGGACTTCTCGGATATTGAGGAGGATAGCATCTACGATATGCGTCTTGCTATGGAAGGAACTTATCTCTTCGGTGACATGGCTTGTATCAAGCATACAACCAAGAACAACTCTACTCAGTGGTTTACCAAGGGTATCTGGTGGATGGCTGGTAAGGATATTGAGGTAGGTCATGTTGCTACTGCTGACGAAATTAAAAAGGGCTATGGTAAGAATGAGCGAGTGATTACAGACTTGGAGTTGGTTGATATTTCCAAGGACTTGTTCGTGGGTACTGGTATCGGCAACAAGCGCAAGGTGATTATCGCTGGCTCTGCCTTTGTGAGTGCATTCAGTAAGATTGACTCTGACAAGTTCCGCTTGAAGGACACCGTAGAGGTTTGGAACTTGAAGTTCAAGAGTTGGGAGACTGACTTCGGTGAGGTGCTGATGATTCACTCTGAGTTGTTTGACCTCTTTGATATGAGTGACTGCGGCTTTGCTCTTGACCCTGAGTTCTTGGTTAAGCGAGTACACTTGTCTTGGACTCGAAACGTACTTGACTTGAAGAAGGCTGGCATCCGTAACACCGATGCTGTAGTTATTCAGGAAGTAGCTTGTCTGTACTTGAAGTACCCTAAGGCTCATGCTCGTATGCGCCTTGCTGCTGTTCCTGCAACAGAAAGTTCAACTGATGCAGAAGAGACCAAGGCTGCTGCCTAAAAGCAAGTAGAATTGCAAATTTATTCATCAAATAGTGAGGGGTGTGGGCACTAGCCCCATCCCTTTTTTAGTAACACATATATAATAAGGTATAATCATGTTTAAGAAATATCAAGCAGGTACAGATTTGGCATTCAGCGTTATGGTAGGTGACGAGCGAATGCGTATCGTCTTTGAGGGTAAGACTATGGGCTGTAGTGTCTATATGACAAGAGACCCTAAGGTGCAGAAGGCTATTGAGTCTCATTATTGGTTCAACGACAAGTTCTTCTTGGTGGAGAGTATTGACGAGAAGAAGGAAGCTGCGGAAGCCAAGAAGAAGGCTGCTGCCAAGGCTAAGAAGAAAGTGGCTGACGAGAAGAAGACCCACGTAGTGACAGACGTTGAGGATGCCAAGGACTATCTGGCTGAGACCTATGGTGTGAGCCGTTCAAAGATGAAGACCAAGGAAGACATCTTGGCTATTGCCAAGGAAAAGGGTGTTGAATTAGAAGGACTGGAGTAATGAGTACGTATGCTGTATCTGAACTGGTAAAAGAAGTGAAGGTGCTCTTGGATAGAAACCAAGAGTCTGCTGGCTTGCTGACTCCTACCGATTCTGATACCTTGTCTCAAGGCGAGTTGATTCAGAGTAAGATAGTAGATGCAGCAAGAATCATATTGATGGATGCTCCTGCCTTTATGCTGGATGGTAAGACTTTCGATGGATTGAATACTGCTTGGGCTGAATCAAATGGTGCTTATGTGGGAACCGTCTATCTACCTTCCGACATGATTAGACTCCTTAACGTGAAGGCTAGTGACTGGAACCGCTCGGCTGAGATAATCACAGAAGAGGATGATGCCTACAAGATTCAGTGTAACCGATTCGGAGTAAGGGGAAATCCTGAGCGACCTATCGCTGCGCTCATTCATAATAGCGGTAATCGGTACTTGGAACTTTTCACAAGCAAGAGTAATATGGCTACCGTGTCGCTTACCTATGTGGGTATGCCTTCTATCAGTAGTGGTAATATTGACTTGCCTGAAACCTTGAAGGATTCCATCGTGTATATGGCTGGCTATCTTACTTGCATCAGTCTTGGCGATACCGATACTGCAAGCGGATTGCTTGGGGTGGCTCGGAAGCTGGCACATATTGTTGAACCTACAACATCATAAATTATGGCAAAGAAGAAAGAAGAAACAAAACTGCTATCGTTGAGTAGGGTACTTGACAAGGAAGAACTGGATAGCGTGAAGGCATCCAAGAACCGATTTGACAAGCCTTACGAGCGTGCCTTCTCTATCTTGCTGGAGGCTCAGCGATATTACAATAACATGGATAACTTCCGAAAGCGAAGACTGAGAAACAAGCGATACTGCTATGGAGACCAGTGGGGCGATACAATCGAGTTCAAAAGCAAGTGTGGCTTTAAAAAGCGTATCAGGGAGGAAGACTATATCCGTGAACAGGGTAGCGAACCATTGAAGAACAACCTTATCCGTAGACTGGTGAAGAATGTGCTGGGAGTGTATCGCTCTCAGAGCAAGGAACCTACCTGCAATGCTAGAGATAAGGATGAAAAACGATATGGCGAGACCATGAGCGTCGTGCTTCAATGTAACCGACAACTGAACCGAGAGACGGAACTGGATGCCCGAACCATGGAAGAGTTCCTGATAAGCGGTGCTGCTATCTATAAGAAAAAGTATGGATGGCGAAGAGGTAGGTTGGATTGCTGGACGGACTACGTGAACCCGAACAATTTCTTCATAGACAACAATATGAGGGATTTCCGTGGTTGGGACGTGAGTTGCTTGGGTGAGGTGCATGACATCACCATCGGCAACGTATTGAGAGAGTTTGCCAAGTCTCCTGCTGAGGCTCGTAAGTTGAAGGAGATATACCGGTTGGCAGCTAACCGTGATTTCGTGATTGCAGACTGCACCCAGCGATTCGGTGAGTTCGACCCTAAGACTATCGACTTTATGAATCCTGCCAACCCTTCGCTCTGCCGAGTGATTGAGGTTTGGCGCAAGGAGAGTAAACCGAGATACCGATGCCACGACTACAACAATGGCGATGATTTCAAGATTGATATTGAGGATAAGGCTGATATTATAGATGCAGAGAACAGAGACAGAATCAGGCGAGGTATGGCTGCTGGTATGCTGGAAGAGGATATTCCTCTGATTGATGCCGAGTGGTTTATGGATGATTACTGGCATTTCTACTATCTTTCTCCTTTCGGTGATATTCTGAGAGAAGGCGAGACCCCTTATGCTCATGGTGAGCATCCATACTGCTTTAAGTTCTATCCGTTTATTGATGGCGAGATTCACAGCTTCGTGGAAGATGTGATTGACCAGCAGAGATACGTGAACCGACTTATCACGATGTATGATTTCATCATGCGTGCGAGTGCCAAGGGTGTGCTGCTCTGTCCTGAGGATTGTCTGCCTGATGATATGAGTTGGGATGATTTCTGCGATGAATGGAGTAGATTCAATGGTGTGGTAAGATATAAGCCAAACAAGAGCGGTCAGGTTCCTCAGCAAGTGGCGAACAACTCTACGAATATCGGTATCGGTGACTTGCTCAGCTATCAGTTGAAGTTCTTCGAGGATATATCGGGAGTGAATGGTGCGCTGCAAGGTAAACCAGGAGTATCAGGTACGAGCGGTTCACTCTATGCCCAGCAGACTCAGAATGCCACCATGTCGCTGCTTGATATTTTGGAGAGTTTCAGCCAGTTTATCATTGACGGTGCTTACAAGACCGTGAAGAATATGCAGCAGTACTATGATGTGGCTCGTAACTTCAATATCGTTGGTAGGGCAGGACAGATTGTGCGCTATGACCCTAAGAAGATTAGAGACGTGGAGTTTGACATCAACATCACGGAAAGTACGGCTACTCCTGTTTATAGACAGATGGCAAATGAGTTCCTTATGACCTTGTGGCAGAATCAGGCTATCACGCTGGAGCAGTTGCTGCAAGTAGGAGATTTCCCATTTGGAGAGGAGTTGCTGCAATCGGTGGCATCCAACCAGCAAGCCATTCAGAATGGTGAGACCCCACAAGGATTCTCTCCTCAGCTTCAAGCACAAGTGGCTCAGGCATCACAGAGCAATCCGAAGGCTCAGGCGATGTTGCAGCAGATGATGAGCGGTCAGGGAGTGAGTCCTGACGGACAGAACCCACCACTGGAGGCATAATGTATGATTAATAATTTACAATTTATAATTATGATAGCAGACAAACCAAGTGACAAGGAATGGTATGGCAATGGAAAACCTGATGCCAGCCAAGGTAGCAATGCCAGCAAGGGTATTGCTACGGAGACCCAAGGGAGGGAGAATAAGCCCGAACTTTACGAGAATGACGTTATCGGAAAGGTGGCGAAACGCAAGAAAAACGACATCTGGACGAGGGGTGGAGAGAAGAGAACCAGATTTAAGGACGAATAAAGAAAGGAGGTGTTTTTTATCGTAACTGTATTTGTCTGATATTCAGATAGCTACAGAAATATCTACGAGTTTATGGTGCTGCGTTTAAGATATTGGTATCTTTGCAGCATCATAAACTTTTAATTTTTATATTATGGATTTTGTAGATTTCGTAGAAAAGTATCAGCAGGAGTTGACTCCTGAACAGATGTTGGCAGTAGCTAAGGCAGTCGGCAAGTATCTCTCATGCAAGTTGAGCGATGTGGAGGAACATCATCTTTGTGCGATGGTGTATGGTGTGTTGAGCGAAGAGCATTTTGATAAGCACTTTGCCGATGATGCTATCAGCAAGATGTGGTATGAGGATGCGGACGGAACCAAGCACATGGCTCCCTTCTTCACGGATGATGAGATAAGAGAAGCCTTTGACAAGCATCAGGATGATATTTCAGATTACACCATACATGACTTGGCTGTGACCATGAACCTATTGAGGAGTGACCATCATCTGCTGCTGGAGAGATTCAGTAAGGATGCTGATGAGTTGAAGGAAATGGTGGTATTGATGGCTATTGAGTATCTGCAAGACCCTGACTGCTTGCATCCTAGCAGCAAAATATGGCACACAATAAACGGATAAAGTAACTAATTGGGATTCATTTCTTATCTTTGCATATTATTAATAATATATAAAGATAAGATATGACTCCAAATGTACGTGAAGGATTGCAATATGGTACGGCTATTGGAATGGTTGTGAGCGGTATAGTTCTCGCTTTCCTATCATTCTTTTTGAATAACTATGTTATTTCGGATGGTGTACTTTGGTACATCAGTCAAGCACTTGTTTACTCTGGAGCAATATTCGGAGTGAACATCTATTTTAAGACTAAATTAGGAAACTTTGAGAGTAAGGTAAAGGACGAACTCGCAAATATGTTGAAACAAGTGAAGGAGAGTAAGTAATATGAAGGTAACAAGAGAACAGATTTTGGCTATTATGCCGAATGCGAAGAATAAGGTGGATTCGTTTCTTCCTTATATCAATGGCTATGCAGAGGTGTTCCATATTGATACTCCTAAGCGTATGGCTCATTTCTTGGCTCAGATTGCTCATGAGACTAGTGAACTGAGGTATACTAAGGAAGTAGGAAACAGAGACTATTTCCGCAAGTATGACGTGGGCAAGTTGAAGAATATGCTCGGCAACTTGAAGGATGGTGACGGCTATAAGTATCGTGGCAGGGGCTTGATTCAGATTACTGGCAGAGCCAACTATCAGGCTTATCAGAACAGCAAGTATTGTACTGGTGACATCATGGAGCATCCTGAACTGCTGGAGAAACCATTGGGCGCAACAAAGAGTGCGATGTGGTGGTGGTGGAAGCATGGATTGAACGTATTGGCTGATAGTGATAGTTTTCAGGCTATAACAAAGACCATCAATGGTGGCACTTACGGTTTGGAATCAAGACGCAAGTACTTGAAGAGAGCATTGGTAGCACTCAAAGTGTAGGCTTATGAAGAAGTGGTACGATACTGATTTCTGGCAACTCCTGATATACGTTTTGGGTATGTTGCTGATAGCTTTTTTTCTGTCGGGATGCAAGACAAAATACGTCCCGATGGAAAAAGTTATATGTCGGGACGTAGTAAAACACGATACGCTGCATACTTCTGACAGCGTTTTCGTGCGTGATTCAATCTTCCTCAGACAGAAGGGTGATACTTGCTTTCTTGACCGATGGCATGAGAAGACCATCTATAAGAATGTGTATAAGGTGAAGGTGGATTCCTTCCTGAAAAGAGATTCCATCCCAGTGCCCTATCCAGTAGAGAAGGAGTTATCCAAGTGGGAGCAGTTTCAGTTGAAATACGCTATCTGGTCATTTGGAGCACTCTGTGTCTTGTTAGTCGTTTTAGGTTATAAACTATATAAAAAGATAAAGAATGGCAGATTTCACATTGGCAATCAAGAAAAGTGACGTGTATGAGGAGGTAGCGAAGACTACTGCCTACATAGGCGCAAAGAACAAACTGGAGGATGGTAAGTCGGCATTTGACCAAGTATTTGTGACGGATGCAGACTTGACGATGATAGAGCGGTTCTTCAATGAATCGCTGGATGCGCTGAGAAATGTGCTGAAACGATTTATCTCAGGCGGCTCAGGAGTAGACGGAACCATCACTTGGCAACTCGAAATGCCTAGCAGATTTGATGATAACCTACTCAGTTCAATCAACTCATCTGCCAACTCGTTCTTGGTGAACAGCATCATCGGGAAATGGTGTGAGATAACAGCCAACGACAAGGTGAAGGAATATGCAGATAACGCTGCTGCATTATTGCTCGACATCAAGGATAAAGCGTTTTTCAAGAAGAAACCAACACGAACAAAAATATCATAATATGCCAAGAAAAGATTTAACGATAACGTTGTATATGAGTGAACTCATTTATGACTTCCAGAACAAGGCATTCCTGACTGGGCGTAGCAGAAGAGCTGCTGACATGGATACTGAGGCTGCTAGCAATATTCAGGCAAGTGATGATGATGAAGACAAGAATCAGGCTTTGCGTAGCATACAGAATGCGTATAGTCAACTGCTTGTTGAGTTGAGTGAGTCTGTTAGAACAGGCAATGGTACTACTGCGTCTAACGAGTTGATTAGTGGTGATACCAATATTGTCATTAACCTCTCTCTTCCATCCAATTATCCGCTTGCTTTGAAGGATGCACTTACCAGTTCTATCCATGACTACATTATCAACAAGGCTTTGATGGATTGGTTCATCATTACCAATCCTAATGAGTCGAAGACTTATTCAGAATTGTCTGTTGTAGCCATCAAGTATCTGCATGAGACCTTCAATAGACGTGAGAGACCAAGTAGAACGGATCCTAACGAATAAGGAAGGAGGTGAGTATGAAAGAATGCAGAACATGTAATCTTGGTTACAAGGTAATGATAGAGCTTCAGAAGAAGGAACTGGTGTTTGACATCAGGAATACGGCTGCTGCCTATGCTGATTCAATCTCCAGTTCTGTAGAGGATTCACACCTGATTCATAACGTCTATGATGTGGGCGAGGATGGCAATCGGGATAAACTGGCAAGGATTCTTGACTCAGCGGTAGAAGACTGCAAGGAAATGCTTTACCGATATACCAAGATGGAAATGCTTGGAGGTGGCTTTGATTCCAATGAGTGGGAAGAGTGTATAGGCTCCCCGACAAATGATGAGGATGCCTATTATCTAGCCATGAGAATGCCAAGTGGATTCTCTAAGACAAGTGTGCATACCATGACGGTATATATTCACGATTATATTGTGAACCAGTCTTTATATGAGTGGTTAATGATTGTTTATCCTGATGGTGCTGATAGGTTCTGGGCACTGGCTGAGGATAAGAAACAGAAGATAAAGGATGCAAGTAATCGCTCGGCTGGAAGAGTAAGAATAGCATTGCATCCATTTTAGTATATTAGTCGTTTTAGGTTAATGTAAAAGCAAGGGTAGCTATCCATCACGGACGGCTACCCTTTATTTTTTATATAGTAAAAAAAACATTTATCTAAGTTTATGTTCCACTAGATGTAGATTCCTGCTTGGTTGTTACTGAACCAGTAACAGCGGCATCAACATTTCCGCTTACTGATGCGCTGACAGAACCACTTACAACCGTCTTGATAGACTCAGGTAAAGTCTTGACATTAACATCTGTAGCAGCCAGCTTCAATCCATTCTTCTGCTGGTCTGCATACTGGTTCTTATCCTGAGCGATAAAGTTATTCATAGCCGTAGCTATGTTGTAGAGCAGTTTATCGGTGTCGCTGCTGAGAGAATCGGAATCAACCGATGCGTACTTATTGTTCTCAACGGTTGCCGATGTTGTCTCCTTCTCACGATACAGAACAGCCTGATTGATGAACTCCTGAGCAAACAAGAATGACTTGCTTACAAGTTGCTTTATCTTGGTGTTGTCTATGTTGAGTGGATTTTCATACTGCTGGAGCATAGACTGCAAGCAACTTGCGGCTACTTCTTCTCTAGGCTGTAGAGTAGCGATGGAGAAGATTTCTTCTATTGATTCTTGTTGGCTTTCTTCGCTGGTAGTTTCGTCAACTTCTGATGCTGTAGCTACGGCATTTCTTGGGAATGGTCTAGCGTTTGATGTTCCATCGGAAGAAGTTTCTCTGACGAGTTTCGTTCCAGTGGTCTTTGTGATTGAAGAATCAACAATATTGGCAACACCTACTTTTGTTTTATTCTGATTATAGAGATTTCCGTATGAATCGAAATAAAACATCTGATGTAAGTTGTTGTTGAATATTACATATCCCATGTACATATTTGTACTTATAGGATAAATATTGATAATGGTGGATAGAACTATCTCTCCATCTATTTTCATTCCCAAGGATGCACCTTGTTCAACTTTCTTTTTATCGAAATCTGTTAATGTATATTCTGCCATAATTATCTGAGTTTATTCTGCAATCTTGGTTGGAACTCTGTAGATAGTGCGCTGATAGACTCGTTTGGGGCAAGTTTGCCCATAAGCGCAATCCTGAAATATTTGTATGGAGAACCTACAAGGTTTCTGAGATACATATTTGCAGAAGAACCAATGTAATACCAATTAGTCAAATCATTACTTCCGAATAGAACCGTTCCACACTTCCCTGCCTGAATGCTGCTGAAATATCCTCTTGTAATGCAATCGAACATGGTCTTATAGGCATCCTGACCAAGCGTTAAAGGACGGCTACATAGGAAGAATGGAACATTCTCTGTTGGCTTCTTCACATACACATCGAGTATGTTTCCTGCTTTGTCTGTAGCGTATGACTCTGGATATATGTTTACTCGCTTGTTGAAGACATTGTGCATGGTTCCCCACATCTTGCTTTTCAAAGAGTAAACGTAAGCATAAGTATAGTTTGGGTTGAACACTATGATACGGCTATCGTAATAGTCGTAAATCATATCAGCTTCTTCGAGATACTTACGGAAACGGACATACTTTACATCAGACTCAGGAATCTTACCTAGCGCAAGGAGTTTATTCGGATAGGTCTTATCCTTTGTTGAATGTGAGTAGATAGATAGAAAATCGAAAGGATAATCATCCAGTACATCGGTAAGACAAACAGACTCTCTTCCTTGTTGCATCATGATTCCTCGCTCTGTCGGGAACAGAACTGCATCGTCAATCTGCAAAATGCCTTTAGGGTTGGAGCAAATTTCACGTAAAGCTGGTTGTCGTGACTGATATGTTCCTGCATCAGACAACATGACTACCCATACACCTTCATCGGTGAAAGCGTAGAGCGGAGCATCACCAAACTGACCTTCGCTGATAGGTCGGGTATTGGCGGCTAGTGCGCTGATGATAGAAGAACCTACCTGAACAGAGTTTGCTGCTGGGAACACCAAAGGATTCTCGGCTTCGCTCACCTTTATGACGTTTGGATGCTGTGTGATATATTTTTGGCTCACGACATTACTTAAAGCAGCATCGTATTCTTCCTTGGTTATCTCTGTGAAGTCACCTGTATCTATTGGTGTGTTGTCCCAATAATATGAAGATGAAATTACCGTTCCATTTTGATTTCCAAAACTGCCACCCCCATTACTTCCTGCTCTCGTTGTTCCACCTGATGAATCCTTTTTAAGGAGTTTATGGCGGTATATTTGCATGAAAGCAGGAATACCAGCATCATCGTGATAGAGGTACATATAATCAGACAACTCAGCTTTTTCTTCTTCTGTAGGCGCATCGACTCTTCCTCCAAAACCTTGATTATCCAAAGAACCAGAAGATTGTCTATCAACTGCGATAGGAGTGGTACGATTCTTACTAATATTGATATAGTAGGACATACCGAATGTATCGGAAGGTTTCAGATTTAGCCTCTTCGAGTAATATTTGTCATACTTCGGCAAATGGAAATAGATAGTCATTGTCGTAGCAAGCGTGTTGGGATATGCCAAGATAGGGCAGATAGGATATTGCAGTTTTCCCTTGTGGTATATATCTCGTTTGATGCTATTTTCGCTGATGCTTACCTTGAAGACTGCATCGCAAATATAATCGGTGGTAGCGGTGCTACTAGCTGCAACATCTACATACTCATTTAGGCATAGCTGTGCATTTGAAATTTTTCTCTTGGAGAAAATATCTGTATCGAAAGCATTATAGATGGTCTTCTTTACGTTTCCTATATGCAATCGGTTGTTGTATGTTATAGAGCACTTGCCTCCAAAAGAGTCTCGCTTGAAGTCTGCCAAAGAAATACTTTCTTCTGTCTGTAAAACTCGTTTGAGTTGTACATCTGTGCCTAGCTTTTCCTTGTTGATACTGGTGCTGAGATAGAAGGATTTGTTTTCAAACGATTGATAAATATCTTCCTCTGACAAATATTGGAAGGCATCACAATTAACTCCTGATTCCATGTTGCTGTTCCAAAGAAAACATTTGTATCGTGAAATACCTCTTGTTCTTTTCTCTGTATCAATAAAAGATTCAGGCTGTGACAGGTAAACATCTACACCAAGAATGAGGTCTTCCAAACCTTCGGGTATATCCATGCTAACGTTGATGGTGTGGGTGTGAAGACTTGTGCTTGTGCCTACAGATTTCTTTTCCTGATACCAGATAAACTTATTGAATGATGTTTCAGGCGCAAGGATGAATGGATTTGATATATTGATGTGTGAGGTTCCATCGTATAACTTGATAGCCAATACTCCAAAAACTGTATATTTGAAGTACTCCTTGCCTTTTTCGTTTAGTCGTTTGTTGATAAGTGAATCAAATGCGTTGAATATGATAGATGCGCCTTTGAGAGAAGTATCTACGTTATTATTAAAGTGTCTGTTCGTCTCAAAAGCATTATCCCAATCATCGCCAAGGTTGGTTGATACATCACATTTCTCAGACTTAACATTGGTGATTGTTGCACTATAGCTAAGTGAAGAAAGGTCGAAACTTGTGTAGTTGCTACCTTTCCAATATGCGTACATTGTTTTTTCGTCACCTATGAAACATAAGATATTGCCAACTGCTGTGACGGCATTGACGTGGAATCCGTTGAGGTTGATGGTGTTCTTGGTTCCGTCTCCACTTTTCTCTAGCCAGTACCAAGTATCATCTGATTTACGGATGATGTAGTGAGAGTGAATCGTTTCATCGTGTGTTACCTTATGAACCAGTTCTATTGTGTCTCCTGAATCCAGAGTGATGTTCTGCTCGGCTACTACTGGCTGGTGGATAGGGTGGAGTGCCCCATCCTCGTTGATGAGGTTGAGGCAGGTTGCCAATTCACCATCCTGACAATTATAGTCGGATGGTGAGTGTGTCAAGCCTTGAAATATTACATCTTGTCTTGTTGCCATGTGCTTAAATTTGAGTTTGGTCGCATGATTTCGTAATAAGGTTCTCCTTTTTGTGACTTGCGTGGGATGCAAGTAAGGCGAACCATTCTGTTGAGAGGAAGGTTGTACTCATCAAGGATGGCTGTGATGGAAGGGTAGTCGCTTCTGAAACCTACCTTCTTATACTTCTGATTGAATTGAAGCTGAGTGAAGGCGGTGTTGGCTTTGCGAAGGTCTTCCCAGTCCTCACGCATACAGAATCCGTATGTACCTCTTTCGGATAGTCTAAACACGAAAACCGAATTGTCTATACGTTCCTTCCGCATGATATGGTCATAGATGCCCTTTGATAACGTAACAGCATTTGCTCTTCCGTCCAGTATGACAAAATGGTTGCGGTATCTGAAACCAACGACTTTATCTTTTAAATACTTGAATTTCATATTGCAAATATAATATGGATTTATGTATTACTTACTTTATCCGTTAATGAATCACGTCTTTTCTTATTGATTTCATTCATCAGTCTGACGTTTCTCTTAGCATTCTCGCTGCGAAGACAACCGCATGAACGTGTAAATCCTGAGATTAGGGCTGAGCTGACAATTATCTTACCTCTGCCACAATCGCATTTACAAATCCAATAGACTCCGTTTTTTGCTCCTTTTACGTTAGGAGCACGGCGGCAGACTGTTAATCTGCCAAACCGCTGCCCTGTCAGGTCTTTGAATCCAGCCATGTTACTTTCCTGCTAGTTCTTTCGCCTCTTCTATAGAAACTGGCTTACCGCTAAGAGGAATACGGAAGTCGAATTTAGAGCGGAAACCGTAATAGCCTACAAAGTCGAAGCTTTGCTTCATACGCTCGTCTGTGGTGATGTACTTCTTGTAAGCCTTCACCTCCTTCTCTGAGCGGTAGATGGTAGAGTTGACGAAGTAGGAACTGGTTCCCTTGTTGGCGATTACTGCAATAAAGAACTGCTTGCCAAGGAACTTCTCCTTGATACGCTGAATAATTGAAATTTTCTTTGTATTCATATATTAAATTTGATTAATTATTAAGAAGAATGCAGATAGGCTGCACTCTTAAAACTATTCGATTCCACAAGATACGATACCATCTTCTTTGTTGATTCCTCGGAAGTGTTCGCATCGCTGGCAAGCAAGACTACCTACCATCATGACTTCATGGGTGTACTTGCCTTGAATGCCGAATGGGCAGGGAGTGATGTACTCGAAGTGCCCACCGATAAACTCGTTGGCGTTAAATTTTGGATATTTCATATACTATCTACACGCAATAAATTAAGGTTTTTATACTCTCTTCTGACTATTTCATAGGAAGAATAAGTACTTCTTCCACATGGCTTCTGCTCTGGACAGAATCCTCTGTATACGCATTGAGGAACACAAGCAGATGCAAGCAAAGGCTCGATACAAGCCAACTTATCAAGTACCTTATTCCACACCTCTCTCGTCTCCTTTGATGCCTTACTGCATAATCTCAGTTTGGAGATATTGATAATCTCCTGAGCGTTGAGAGATAGCTGCAAGTTGACCAAATCATCCTGACGCATATCGTGGCGAGATACATTTGAGCCAGTAATATCTGGTCGTGATGTGGAAACGAATGGCTGAGCATGAACGTGGCGAACAAAATGGTTGCTCACCCAGTATGGTATGCCATACATCTTAATATCGAACTCCAATTCTCTGAGCGGTGAATGCTCGCTGAGAATCATCTGTTTTTTGAACTCATCGCTAGGCTCATGTCCCAGCGGTTCCTTGCCTTGTGTGAACCGAGCAGCATCCACTACACGCTGCCAGTCCGTTACTCTTTTGATTTCTATCTTCATAATTTCTTCTTTAAAAATTCTATACTAAATCCCAAAAGTGCTCATCTACTAGTTGAGACATATCAGGTACTAAACTTTTCATGTCTTTGAGGATTGAATGAGTAAACTTTTCTAAGACTTCTGAATCATTGTCTTTATTGTTCATGCTCACTTTTCTTTAAGTTCTACATTATCATCACCAAGAACATCATTTATTTTCTTTTCGTTGACCCATCAGAAGTGCATTCCTTTATTAAGGCATCAATGTTTGGTAATTCTACATCAACTCCGTCTTCTTGTGTTTTATATGCAAGAATCTCCATTATCCATTTCGTCCAATTACCTTTAGTAAGGTCAATAAAAGAATCCTTTTGGCTTTCATAGGCTTTTTTCAACTCTCCGTTATCACGGAAATATCTGAGCACTTCCGTCAAAGAGAGAATAAAGTTCTTTTCAGCAATCGGGTTACTCTTTGCCTCTTCCAGTTTAAGCATCAGGAAGAGTAATGATGAATGTAAATCTGTTTTATCCATAATTATTTCTTTTTACGACAAGGACAACTCTCAGCATGGATAACGCAAACACCATGTTTCGTGTCCACTACCAGATAATCGTGTCCTTCCTCTGTGAATACTGACACACCAATCTTCTTTGCAGGTGCATTGCTATTAGCCAAAGAGCGAACACCCTCAAATATCAATGCTCCTACAAGCAAACAAAAGACGAACCAAACGGCTGACTTGATTAAGTTTAAAATCTTATTCTTCATAAGCTATTTCTTTTAATCGAATTTATTACCAATTCTTTCTATCCTACAAACTTCTATAACATCGTGAAACCTATAAGAATGTTTATTATAGCGGACCACCATAAAAGAGTATTTACCTTCCGACCAAATCACTTCTGCAGTATAGCTAAACCCTACGAAATGTATTAGGTCGTGCTCAAAGATTTCTTTTCCTTTGCAGTCTTTCAGTCCTGTGAACTGGCAGATTGTATCTGTATCAACTTCATAAGTGATATTTCTGTTCAACATACTTTCTTCTTGACGATTTTCGATGATGTAGGTATTACCACATTCGGCATAGAAGTAACCTTCAACCCACTTGCCATTATCAAGACGTTTAGCCTTGAACTTTATATTTACTATTTCCATACGCTACTTCTTTTTCCAATATTTACCAATTAAATAACCGATAACTCCACCCATAAAAGCTATAAATAGAACTGCTAGGGTAAGTATAACATAAAATCCAAACATAACTATATCTTTTTAAGTTTTATCTTTATTGCCTTCAAATTTCTTTCACCTCCATCCCAGAAGCATGAACGTCTAAGATAGAAAGGTTGACCTTTAAGCCAAGGGAACTTATCATAGAAAGCCTTCCATTTAGCCTTTCCTGCTTTCAAAGAAGGTACTTCAATACAGCTTCTAGCATAGCTGCTACCAAAGACTAATGTATTATCACAAACGTTTTTATCCATAACTATTCCTCCTATTTTTGCCGAATGGAGTTCCGTCAGCAAAGGTATAATCAATGAATGCCCTTCCTAATTCTACGTAACTGCTTCTTATATAAAGAACGCCTTCTTCAAGAAGAACTGATTGAATATTATATGCTCTGCCGTTTGATATATTTATAATCCATCCAAACGGCTGGTGTTTGAGCATTTCCGTCCAGCACTCTTCTGCGTTGTCATAAAAAGGACGGTACTTTGACTCTGGCTTGATTCGGTACTCTGTATTATTCAAAAACTCAATATCTGTCATTTCCGTCCAATTATTCGGAACATCTATACCTTCTACGACACTTGGCTTTGTTCTACACTCAATTACCTTTCC